CCCGGCAGCCTTCGTGCTCGCCGGGCGTTCGTGCGTCCATCGCCTCACCCCCCGCTGAACGTCCCGCTCTTCGCCCGCTCGATGAGCGCGTCGCGCACTGCCGTCTGCTCGTCGCTCTCGAAGGTCAGCCCCTCGAGATCGGCGACGAGCTGCGCTGCCGGCACGCTCTTGTAATAACCCGCCTGCGCGTTCGCGCGAAGGCCGTCGAGCGCTCCGATAGGCGGGAGCGCGCCGAGCTCGGCGAGCAGATCGCCGCCTCCGCGGAGCCCGCCCTGCACGGAGATCTTCGCCTGCGCCGCCGGGTCGCTCTGCCCGTCCTCGCCCGGCTGTAGGTTGGCGGACGCGGCCGCGCCCTGCAGGTCGGCGTCGCTGCCCGTGCCGCTCGTGGTCTCTGGTTCGGTCTGGTGACGATGCTTGTTGCTCATCGCTCGAGCGTCCCGCGCGGTGCGCGGCTCGTCAATGGATCAACTCGACGTGAGCCGCGAGCGTGGCGACATGGCGCCGGTGCCGGACGCCCGTGCCGATGGCGATCGCGAGCGCGTCGGCGGCGTGCTCGCTGCACGCGACGCCGAAGATGGCCCGCACCCGCTCCTTCACCGCGGACTTCTTCTTCCGCCCGCCGCCCTTGCCGAGGAGCGCGACCTTAACCGTGCTCGGCGCGAGGCAGTAGACGGGTAGGTCGAACGCGCGCGCCGCGCACCGGATGATCCCGCTCACCTCGTGCACGCGGCGCGAGCTCGCGTTGGTCCAGACGTCGGTCTCGCCCTCCTTCCGCGGGCGGTGCGCCGCGACCTCGACGCCCGCCTGGTTCTCATACCCGAGCGCCGCCGGGTCGAACTGCTCGAGCACCGAGAGCAGGTGCTCGGCGATGGCGTCGAGCCGCCCGCCGTCTTCGTCCTTCGCTCGCGTCGTGAAGGTCTCGTGGTGGATGACCCGGGTTCGCGTCGGCAAGAGCTCGATGATGCCGATGCCGACGAAGGCGAAGCCCGGGTCGATACCGATGATGATCACGCAGCGTCGGTAGCACTCGCCTGGGCCGCCGCTCCGCGTCGACCACGGCGGCGACGCGCCGGCGGCTCCGCGGGCTCGTCCTCGTCGGGGCCATTGCCGCCGTCGTTCGCGCCGAACATGTCCGCTTGAGCGGGCACCCACGCCATGTGCGTGTCGACCTCTTCGGTGAGCTGCTTGATGGATTCGCGAAGCTGGATGAGCTCCTCGTTCCACTTGTTGTTGTGGGTCTTCTTCTTGTCGAGGAGCGCGAACCGCGCTGCCTCCTCGCTCGCGAGCTTCGCCGCGCGTTGCTCCCAGTCTTCCTGAGACAACTCGACCTGCACCATTCCCGTTCGTTCTTCAGCCACGTTGCGCCTCCCGTTGGTTGGAGCCTGCGAGGGTACGGGATCGGAACGCATCGCTGCAACGGGCGCGAGTGTCGCACATCACCGTGACCGATCCATGGATCAGATCCTCGATCGGATCCGATCCATCGTTTGCTGGCACGGAACGGCCCTCAGGAGCGCTCGCCGCTTTCGGGCTCGCCGTAGCGCGTCGGGCCCCACTCGAAGCCCGCCTGCGCGCCGTCCGTGAAGCGCACGCACCAGGGCTGCCAGGTGACGCGCACGCTCCCCTTGCCCGCGTTCCGCCCCTTGCCGAGGATGAGCTCCGCGTCGCCCCGCTCGTCGCCCTCGGACTCGTCGCGGTGAACGAACAGGACCTTGTCCGCGTCCTGCTCGAGCGCGCCCGAGCCGCGGAGATCCGTGAGCGACGGCCGCACGTTGCCGGCGGTCTTCGGCGGGCGGTTGAGTTGCGAGAGCGCGACGACGGTCACGCGCAGCTCGCGCGCCAGGGTCTTGAGCGATCGACTGATGCGCTCGAGCTGGTCGTTCCGATTGCCCTCGCGCGAGTCGTCGCCCATGAGCTGCACGTAGTCGACGATGACGATGCCCGGGCGCGAGAGCGGGTGCTTCGTGCGGAGCGTGGCGAAGTGCTTCCGTGCCCGGGAGCGGAGCCGCGCCGGGGTGAGCGAGCTCACGTCGTCGATGAAGATCGGCAGGCGCCCGAGGTCACGCGCCGATGCCATCGCCCGATCGTAGTGCGCCATCGATAGCTCCCGCTTCTGAAGCGCCTTGTACGGCACCGCGCTCGCGGCCGAAATCATCCGCTCGCCGAGCTCCTCGCGGAGCATCTCGAGGCTGAAGAAGAGCGCGCTCTTCGCGCCCGTGCCGGCGACGGCCGAGGCCATTCCGAGCGCGAGCGCCGTCTTGCCGATGCCCGGGCGGGCCGCGATGTACCAGAGCTCGCCCGCACCGAAGCCGAGCGTGAGCTCGTCGAGCTCGGCGAAGCCCGTCGTGAGTCCGCGCGGCTCGCGCGGTCGACTCGGGTCGAGCGCCTGCACCGCGCCCGCCATCACCTCCGCGAGATCGCTACCCGTCTCGCGATCGGATCCCATCGCGTTCGCCGCGAAGATCTCCGACTCGCAGCGCTCGATGAAGCCCGGCACATCCGCACGCGTCTCGACCGCGCGCGCCTGCACCGCGAGGTCGTGGAGCGTCGCGCCGACGCGGCGGAGGAGCGCGAGCTTCCGGATGATGCGCGCATGCTCGGCGACGTTCGCCACGCTCGGCGTCGCGTCGATGATGCCGTAGAGGAATGCCGAGCCGCCGATCTGCTGGAGCTTGCCCGTCGTCGTGAGGTGGTGGAGGAGCGTCACGACGTCGACGGTGCGCGCCGTCGCGTCGAGCTCGAGCACCGCTTCGAAGAGCTGCCGGTGTTGGCCGTTGAAGAAGTCGTGCGGCTCGATGAGATCCCGCACCTCGTCGAGCGCCGCCGGCGAGAGCGTGATCGCCGAGAGCACCGCCGCTTCCGCGCCGCCGTCGTAGTGCTGAAGCGAGCGCGGCTCGGAGCGCGGAGCGCGTGCCGCGTCAGCCACTGAAGAGACCTCCGAGCGCCTGGTTGAAGCCCGCCGGCGGCGGCACGGGGTTCTTTACCGGCTCGTTCGCTTTGCGGAGCTGCTGCTGGTACTCGGCCCACTTCTCGTCACGCGGTTTGCGTGGCGTGAGCCCGCGGTCTTCAGCGCTTTTTCGGAGCCAGTTCCGAAGTGTCGCCTGCCAGTTCGATCGAACGATCGACTTGCTCAGCGCCCAGTCGATGCACTTGTCGGTCTCGAAGTCGCGCATCGCGTCGGTGAAGCCGAGCTCCCACGCCTTCGCGGCGGTGGTCGGGTCTGGCTTCAGGTCGGCGGGGCATGGCTGGTTGCGAGCTTCGGAGGGCTTCGAACGTTTGGAGCGTTTACCGCGCTCCGGCTCGCTTGTCGAGTGGGTTTCCCCCGAGGGGGGTAAGGGGGATCCGTTAGGATAAGCTAAGCTAGGATAGGCTAAGCTAGGAGTGACGGCGCGTGACGGTCCGTGATGCTCCGTGATTCCGCGTGACGGATCCGACACGGGCGGTGTCGGTGGCGACACGGGCCGTGATGGATCCGTCACGCGATCGGCGATATCCGGTTCTCGCGTGACGCTCTTCGCGCGCGCGTCAATTGGTCCGACCTCCTGCTCGAGCAGCGTCTCACCATCCCCCGACCGGGCCTGGTCGCGACGTCGCTTCCGTAACTCCGCGGAGCGGAGGCGGTCGCTTTTGATCGCCGTCTGCCCTTCGACGAAGCGAGGCACGACGAGCCGAGCTCCGCGGATCTCGACCGTCTCGGTCTTCAGTAGGCGGTCGAGCCCGACGCGAACGAAGTCGAGCGGCGCACCGATTACGAGGGCCACGTCCTCGGCAGGCTCCGTCACGTCGTCGAGCACGCCCGCGCGATCGAGTTTCCGGATCAAGTGCATGAGCACCGTCTGCCCTTCGAAGCCGAGCTTGAGCCACGTCTTCGTGTCGCGCGTGTAGAGCCTGACATAGGGTTCGTCCTCGAAGTTCATCGAGCCCCTCGCATGTCAGTGCGCGTTGTCCGTGGCTGGCGCGAGCGGCGTGCTTTCTCCCGCTATCACGTCGATCTTGAAGCTCCTGATGATGCGACGGATTGCCTCCGCGCGGCTCACGCTATCGCGCTCGGCGAGTGCGTCGACGATGCGGCGATCTCGGACGTCGAGATGCACCGGGAAAACTTTCTTAGCCACGTTGAAATCCCTTCCCTGGGCTACGCCGACGGCGAGCCCCCGTTACCGGGAGCGGACGCGAGCGCGGCGCCTCGCCGCTCCTCGTCACCCGTTCCCATCGAGCACGAAGTCGCGCTCTAACGGAGCAAGATACAGTTCCGATCCAGACCATGCATCATTAATTTGAGCATCGGCTAGCATGTGCGAAAAGCCGCACTACGCTGCGGTTCATCGCAGCAACGATGAGAACGGCAGCCGGAAACGGCTGTCTCATGAAGCGCCCCCAAACGGGCCTACGATGTGCGCTCGCCACTCACGAGCCGCACGAGCAGCGCAACCGGATCCGATCCATGGATCGCAAATCGACCTGCGTCATCGATGACTCATCTTCCGTTGTAGCGACGTGATCGGTAAACCTCGGCGTGTCATGAGTGCGACACGCCGACGCATCAGCGAGGCAAGCAACATGGCTGGACGAGGCGCCGTCACAGCTTTCGGAGACCACTGCGAGTGGACCGGAGCGAGTGCGGATTTCAGGGATTCATGGCTCATTTCACGCCGGCAAGGCATCGGCGGGAGCGATGTCGCGGCCGTGCTCGGACGGAGCCGGTGGAAGAGCGAGCTCGCTCTCTATGTCGAGAAGATTTCCGAGGCTCCGCCCGACGACGAGGCGAGCGAGATCGCAAACTGGGGCCGAATCTTCGAGCCCCAAATCCTGAAGGAGTACGCCGGGCGCGTGAAGCGGCGCGTCGTGCGCGGCGGAAAGCTGATGCGCTCGAAGCGCTCGGCGCATCACCTCGTCACGCTCGACGGCGTGCAGCTCACCCGTCCGCCGCCGTGGGCGAAGGGCCCGGGCGTCGCCGAGGTCAAGACGACCGGCTACGGCGAGCGCTACGACGAAGACATCCCGATCGAGGTGCAGATCCAAATCCAGTGGGAGCTCTTCGTCACGGGCGCGAGCTGGGCGACGTGCATCTGGCTCCCCTTCCCCGAGCGAAAGCTTCAGTGGCTCGACGTCGAGCCGAGCCCGAAGGTGCACGAGATGCTCGTCGAGCGCGTCGACCGGTTCTGGCAGCGCGTGCAACGGCGCGAGCCGCCGGACCCGGACGGCAGCGAGTCGAGCATGCTCGCGCTCCGCGCTCTCTACCCGGAGGACAACGACGAGGTCATCAAGATCATCGGCGCGACGAGCCTCGCCGACGAGTACGAGCGGAACCGGGCCGCGCTCAAGCTGCTCACCGAGCGCCAGGGCCTTCTCAAGAACAGCCTCGCGGCGACGATCCGGGAGGCGAAGTACGCGGTCCTCGAAGACGGGCGCTACTGGGGCACCGCCTACTACCAGGCACGCGAGAACCGCTGCCGGCACTGCGAGGCCGTGCTCTCGAAGGTCGAGCCCTACCGGACGTACACGCTCCGCGACGCGCGGAAGAAGCCATTCCCGGCCATCAGCGAGGCGCGGCAACTCGTCGGCTTCGACACCCTGACGATGCAGCTCAGCCAGTCGCTCGTCGGCCCGTCCGAGCCGAGCAACGAGACCGAGGAGGTGAGCGCGTGATCGCCAAAGCAATCGCCCTCCTCCACCGGTGGCTCGCGCACGACGACGAGAACCTCGACGAGACGCTCGACGACGAGACCAACGACCTGCTGCTCGCCTACTCCGTGCCGCGCGCGGAGCTCGACCAGGCCGTGCTCGATGCCTGCGCGAAGCTCGACCTACGCGTGCACCCGACGGGTCTCGTCACCTGCTACGGCGGCGGGCGCGAAGTCGAGTTGCTCGAGCACGCTCGCCGCCAGGCGAAGGCGAAGGCCGACGCGGCTCGGCGCGAGATGCTCTCGGTCGGGCCCGAGCTCCGGGAGCGGGCACGCGCCGCGCTCCGCCGATTGGAATCGCTCCGGTGAGTTGCCTCGGGGGGGGGCTGCTCGGGCTCGTCGATCGCCTACCGATCGACGAGCTCCCGGCGAGCTATCGAGCGCCGCTCCGCGCCTACGTCGAGCGCGGCGTCCTGCCCGATGGCACGCTTCGGCTCCTGCTCGAGGGTAACCTCGCGAGCGCCGTCGATCGGGCGCCGCCGGCCACGCTCCTCGATACGTGCGCCGTGAGCCGCTGGCTCCGCGAGCACCTGCCCGCGTCGTGCCATGGCTGCCGCGATCAGGTTCAGCTCTGGATCGTCTACGTGCGCCGCGCCCGCGGTCGCGCGCTGCTCGCATCATTCGACGGAGGCCACGATGGGGATGCCGCGCCAGAAGCCGCACCGTAGCCGGCAGGACTACGGGACACCGCCCGAGCTCTTCGCCGCTATCGAGCGGCGCTTCGGCACCGCGACCTGGGATGTCGCGGCAACCGCCGACAACACGCTCGTCGCCGACCGCTTCTTCTCGGTCGGCGGGATCGACGCGCTCACCGATGACTGGTCGCTCCGCTTCACGCGGCGCGATCTGCTCTTCCTCAATCCGGAGTTCGGCGGCATCGGCCCGACGTGGGCGCCGCTCGTCGCGCGCTGGACGCGCAAGCTCCCGTGGCTCCGCGTCATCATGCTCACGCCGGCAAGTATCGGGAGCGAGTGGTTCCAGCGGTTCGTGCATCGGAAGGCGATGGTGCTCGGGCTCTCCCCTCGCCTGCACTTCGTCGGCGCCGATGACCCGTACCCGAAGGATTGCATGCTGAGCTGCTTCGGCTTCGGCGTGACGGGCTTCGACGTCTGGCGCTGGGATGAGGACCTCGCCGCGCCGCCGCTGCCAACCGTGAAGCGGGCCGCAAAGCGCGTGCTCTCAACGGTACAATCCGTGCCGATCTAGGCTGCATTTTCCTCGGCGCCGGGCACCTTCCGCGGTGCCTCGACGCCCGGGATTTGATAGGATAGACGCGACCGAGACCACCCTTCCGGAGGCCGAACCTTCGTTCGCCTCGACGGGAGCGGTGCACCATCACGAAAGGTTTGCCCCCATGGCAGCACGTAGAACCCAGGCCCAGCAACAGCCCAGCGTGCGCGAGCACCGAGCGCCGCAGGAATCGCAGTACGCGGAGCAGCGCCCGCGAAGCCGCGTCGATGAATTGCTCGACGAGGACCCGAAGGTCGAGATCGTCTCCGTCGATTCGCCCGCGCTTGAAGCCATCACGAAGAGCGAGGTGCTCATGCAGCTCGACGCCGCGCACAAGTACCCGCGCAACATCGCCCTCTTCATGAAGAACACGACCACGCTCGTCACGCTCAGCAAGGCGACCGCCCAGAGCTGCATCTACGCGCTCCCGCGCATGGACAAGGGCGAGAAAAAGTTCATCACGGGGCCGAGCATTCGGCTCGCGGAGATGGCCGCGTCGTCCTGGAAGAACCTGCACCTCGGCTCGCGCATCATCGACACGGGCAGGCTCGACGTCACCGCCCAGGGCGTCAGCTGGGATCTCGAAAGCAACAACCGCATCTCCGTCGAGATAAAGCGCGGCATCGTCAGCAAGGGCAGCCGCTATAGCGACGACATGATCCGCGTGACGCAGCAGGCGGCGATCTCGATCGCGCTTCGGAACGCGATCTTCCGCACCATCCCGAAGGCGCTGATCGACGTGCTCTATGATGCGGCGGCAGCGACGGCGACGGGTGTCGACGACGGCACGTTCAAGACTGACCGCGACAAGCTCATCGGTTGGTTCAAGCATAAGCACGGCGTCGCGCCCGAGAAGCTCTACGCGACGCTCGGCGTCGCGAATCTCGAGGCCATCGAGAAGGAGCATCTCGAAGTCATGATCGGCTGGGCCAACGCGGTGAAGGCCGGCGAGCTCAGCGTCGCCGAGATCTTCGACTCGCCCGTCGGGCGCTCCGCTCCCGGCGCTCGGAAGAGTAGCGGGCAGGCGCTCAACGACTTGGCCGACGAGCACCAGTCGACGAAGAAGAGTCAGCCGCCGCCCGCGAACGACGGCCAGCTCACGGCCGCGCAGGTGCATGCCGCGCTCGCCGATGTCGACGACGACTGGGAGCCCGCGCACCGGCTCGATATCATCAAGGCGTGGTCGCCTGCCGAGCAGCGCATCGCCTACGACTGGGCGCTCGCCTTCGCCGCGACGCCGGAGAACGAGGGCCCACCGGAGCAACCCGAGTTTACTCTGCTCGCGCGCGAGCCCGGGAGCGACGGGTGATGGCGACCGAGAAGAAGAGCCTGCACGCCGAGTGCCTCATGCTCGCGCTCAACGTTGATAGTCACGAGTCCGACCTGTACATCGAGGACACACCGGCTGCGCGCAAGCTAGTGACGTTTCACGGGCACGAGATAAAGTCATTCATCAGCCCGATCGACGGCAAATCGTGGCTTGACGTACCGTTCGCATATGAGCCCTTCTGGGAGAAGCCTCCACGCATGATGCCCGGGCAAGAGCCCTACTCACCCGCCGAGCAGGCGAAGATCGACAAGCTCATCGGCGGCGCGGCTGAGGCTGCCGAGGCGTTCGGCGAGGACGAGCTCGAATGGCAAGCGCGCCGGCCGCCGCCCGGCGCGGAGAAGTGGCTCGCGGCGTGCTTCATGCGGGCCATCGAGGCTATCCGAGCGACCGACGCCGGTCGCGACCGCGACTCGAAAGCGCGAGCCTTCGCGCTCGTCGGCGCGATCGAGGGCGCGGCGAAGCTCACGAGTGAGCAGACGGGCAAGGTCAATCACTTCCTCTGGCCCGATCGCTACGACGAGCACGGGCAGGAACGGAAAGACGCGGACCCGCCGCCGAACTGCTCGATCTGCGGTCGACCGAAGGTGCGCTTTACCGCCGGGTCAATCACCGGACCGTGGATGTGCATTACACACACTAGAGAGGAGTCGCGCGATGGCTGACGTTGTCCACATCCTCCATGAAGGCTGGTCGCTCTGCGGCAAGCCGGGCGTTCCGGGCGACTGGGGCCCGGGCCACAAGTGGGTGGCCCGCGACACCGATGCGCACGGCGAGCGCACGCAGGCGAGTTGCCCGGGCTGTCTCCGCGGGTATCAGGTCTGGAAGACGGACCCGGACCGCCTGCGCGAGTACGTCGACGCGCAGCGCGCGGCGCAGGCGGGCACCGAGACCGAACCTCCAGGCGAGTTCGAGCTTGGGTACGCTGCGGGATGGTTGCAGGGTCAGCGAGACGCGCCGGGTTATCTCGAGCAGACCCGGGCGTCACCGGAGAAGCTCGCGCTGAGCGGGCTCTTCGCCGCCGAAGGGCGAGAGCTTCTCCGGGCGCTCTTCGCCTGGCGCGGGCAAGGCTCGATCACGCGCTGGCAAACGAAGCCGAGCCGGAAGCTCGCTCACCTCGTGGACCGGCTCGCGCGCGAGTATCCCGGCACGACGGCGGACCTTCAAATGGCCGGCAACGATGACGCGATCGAGAGCGTGCTCGCAGCAGAGCAGGCGCGGGCCACGCCGAAGGGCCGCGCGCGCGAGCTGGTGCGCGTCCGCGACGAGCTGCGCTCGCTCGCAGAGCTCGTCGACTCTATCGCCGAGCACGCGGTGGACGCGGCAGAAGACGCCGAGGCCGAGTCGCGCTAGGCTACGGGTCTTCCGTCCTTGGGAGCGAACCGCCACCCCTCGAGCGCTGGTCCGAACGGAAGGAGTTGATCTGTCTCGGTCTCCTCCTGGAGTTCGGCCCGGCCTTCGGGGGGTGGCGGGGGGATTAGGGCCCGAGGTACCTCGGGCCCGCGGGGCTTCGGGACTTTAGGCCTTGCGCTCGATGGCTTCGAAGTGCGCTTCGAGAAGCTCGACCATCAGCGCTCCGATCGAGATGCCGCGGCCGAGGCAATACACGCGGACCTTGTGGTGCAAGCTCGCCGGGATGTCACCGTGCAAGCGCTTCTCGCCGACCGGCGCCGGCTCCTCGCGCTGGCGCTTGGCTCGCTCGCGGCTTGGTTTTGACGTGAGACTGACCATGGATACCTCGCTTTAGTTTGCGCCATAGGCGCTCGAATTCGTTCGCCGCGGTCGCAGCCGTCGGCAGGGTGATAGCGGCTTCGCCGATCTCCATGGCTTCGGCGATCGCGACGCGCTGGTGGATGATACCGAGCAGTTCGCCGGCGCGCGGGTTCTTCCGGAGCTCGGCCTCGGCGCGCGCGAGTAACCGGGTGCCGATGCCGGCGCGAGAGAGCACGAACGCGCGCTTGACCGGGCGCCGCCCGTGTTGCTCTCGGATCGCGTCCGCGGAGTCGAGTAGCTCGATGGTCTCGGGCACCGCCCAGAAGCTCGCGGCGAACGGCTCGAGCGGGATGATGGCGACGTCGGCCGCGACGGCGGCCGCTAGCGTCACGTCGCCGAGCCGCGGCGGCCCGTCGAGAAGAACGACGTCGTAGCCGCGGCTCATCTTCGGGATCTGCGCGGCGATGCCGAGCGCCGTGTCGGCCTTGCGCGAGACGGCCTGAACGACCGCGATGCCCTCGCATCGCGAGCCCGGGGCGCGCTCGACGACGCTCCACTCGAAGGCCGTCCCTTGTCGATCCATGTCGATGATGAGCGCGCTAAGACCCGCGACGTGCGCGCACGCGGCGAGGTTGATGGCGATCGTCGTCTTGCCGACGCCGCCCTTTTGCTGGACCACGGCGAACGTCATCATGTGGCGCTCCGGGTTTGGGGGGTGGGGGAGAAGGTCCCGAGGGACCGAAGGCCCGTGGGGACTCGGGACTCCGGGACCCTATACATGGATCGGTTTGCGCCAGGCAAATTAATTTCCACGTGAAACGGGTGATAGACTCCGCCCTTATGCCGACCGCTCCACCCGCCGGGCTCTCGCCCGCGTCCGATCCCGTCGTCGATGACCTCGGCACCCAGGCGCCGCCGCCCGCCATCCTCGCCGACCGGATCAACCCGGTCACGGGCGACTTCGAGTCGCTCTTCCGCGGGCGCCCGCTCGCCGACGCGTTCGCCATCGAGGCCCTCCGCGTCCAGCGCGGGACGGGCGCCGCCGTCCGGGATCTCGGCAACCGGTTCCGCGAGCTGACCCACGTCGAGGACGACGCACCCGAGCTCATCGAGAGCATGACGGCTGAGGCCTTCGCCGCGGCTGAGCAAGCCGGCGTCGCGCGCCTGATGCAGGTCGTCGTCGCCGCCGACCCGGTGGACCCGGCGCAGCTCGAGACGCGCATCGAATACCGGGCGCTGCTCGAGCCGGGCGAGGCGGCGCTTCGACGGCTGGTGTTCCCTCGCTAACGAGCCGTTAAGCGGTGGGTGAGCTACGCCACCGAGCGCGAGTATGTCGTCTTTCGCCGGGGTGAGATCCGCGAATCGATGCTTCGCGACTTCCGCGAGGGTATCCGGCTCCTACCAAATCCCGAGACCGGGGTGCCCTTCACCGAGGACGAGATCCGGCGCGGCACCGCCAAGGGGAGCCGGCTATGGCGCGACTTCGACGCGACCGACATCGTGCTGCTCGGCGTCCAGAAGCGGGATGAGTTCCTCGCCCAGCAGCTGCGCATCGACCGGGCGGGCTCGGCCTGGCTCCGGAACTATCACGCCGTGCTTTGGGGCGAGGAGTACCTCGGCGCCTTCGGCGCGTCGGGCGTGGTCCTCGCGCAGGGTAACCCGGGCGTGGTCTGGGTGGGCTCGACGACGGTGCCCGATCCGTTCGCCGTCTACGGCACGGACGGCGCCGGGCTCCGCTACCAGGTCGTGATCTCGGGCGAGGCCGACGGTGACGGCGAGGCGCGGCTCACGCTCATCGCCATCGACGGCGGCGACGAGACGAACCTCGCGCCGGGCTCGGTCATCACGTGGGTCAACGCGCCGCTCGGCTCCCAGGCAAACGCGACGGTCATCGAGGCGGACTTCGCCGGAGGGCTCGACGCCGAGACCGATGCGGACTTCGCCGCCCGCCTCGCCGATCGCATCCGCCACAAGCCGGCGAGCGGCAACTGGGCGCACGTCCGCGGCTTCGCCCGGCGGGCGAGCGTGAGCGTCGAGGATGCCTTCGTCTACGCGTGCGCCTTCCACGCGGGCTCGACCCTGGTGGCGGTCGTCCAGAAGCGCGGAGCGGCGACGGGTCCGCTCGCCCGTATCCCGTCGCTCAGCGTGCTGACGGAGGTCAGGGCGGCGCTCGTGCCGCCCGCATCGGGCAACCTTCCCGGGCCGCAGTACCTGGTGGTGGTGCCGCCCGTAGCTCAGCCGAGCGACGCCGTCTTGCGCCTGGCGATGCCCGTCGATTCGACCGTGGGCTGGACGGATCCGGAGCCCTTCCCGCCCATCATCGCCGGCACCTCCGCGGTCGCCATCACGACGGTCACGACGCAGACCGACGTCCGCATCACGGCCGAGAGCGCCGGGCTCCTGCCGGGCGCCGAGAGCTCGTCGGCGGACGTGCACCTGATGGTCTGGGATGCGCCGTCGAGTAGCTTCTTCGAGCTGCCCGTGCAGCTCGTGACGGACGTCGGCGCGGGCGTCTACCGAGTCGAGCTCACGGCGCCGCTCGCGGAGAAGGTCCTGGTCGTCGGCGACTGGGTCTCGCCCGACATGAGCCGGCGGGCGACGCTCGCCTCGGCGGTCACCGAGTACTTCGACGGGCTCGGGCCCGGCGAGGTCGTCAACCTCACGACGGACGAGCGCGGCTCGCGCGCCTACCGCAACCCGATCCCGAGCGAGGAGGCGCCGGCGAGGGCAGGGCAGGGCATCATCTCGACGGTCGGCGTAGCGCTAGGCTCTCCTTTGAGCGACGCGACGCTCGCGGCGATCACGTCCTCGCTCCCGCTCGCGCCGAGCGATCCCATCGCCGGGCCAGCGCTCATCGTCGCTGGCAAGTTCGCCGTGTACGAGCTCGACTCATGACGGTGCCCACGCGCGCGGAGCTCATCTATCGAGCGCTTCGCTCCGCTGCCGGCAAGGGAGGATCGGCAGAGGACGAGTCGGGCTCGATCGACGGTCTCATCCGTCGCGTGCGAGCGGCCGCCATCGCGAGCGTCGCGGACATGGGCGAGCGCTCGGCGCTCCAAGCCTTTCCGAACCACGCCACGGACCTGCTCCCGTACTACGAGCGACTCGTCGGTCTCTCCGACGACCCGGACCTCACCGAGCAGGAGCGGCGCGACGCGGCGGCGGCGCTCTACACGCTGCAGCAGGCGGCGGATATCCCGAGCATCATCTCGGCGTTGCAGGAAATCGACGCGCGCTTCGACGTGGTTACCGCCGCGCACACGACCGCGACGACGACGATCGCGGGGCGCGCCTTCGAAGACTACGCCGGCGATCTGCCTTTCCGCGGCGGGCGGCAGAGCACGGGCTACCCGAATTACTCGAGCGAGCTCGTGCTGCGCATGCTGCTCGATCTCGGTGACGGCGTGCAGCCCGATGCCGCCGAGCGTCGCTCGATGAAGCTCGCTCGCCGTCTCATGCACGACGTCCTGCCGGCGACGGTAGACCTACAGATCGTCACCCATCGGGGCTTCACGCTTGACGTGTCGAGACTCGACCTCACAAGCTTCGACGCATGAGCCTTTCGCCCGTCAATGCTGGAGGCTGGGATCCGGAGGAGGTTCTCACCTCCGACCAGATGAACGCCCTGCAGGTCGAGCTGCTCAAAGCGATCGATGGCCTCAACGGTGGGTCGTATTCGCTCGGCTCTAATCTGACGTTCAATGGCCCGGGCGAAGTGGTGTTCAACACGCTGCTCTCGATCCTCACCGACCTCGTGATCGAGGCCGCCGCCTTCCTTCAGGTCGAGGGCACGCTCCTGCTCTCCGGCACGCAGACCGTCACCGGCGACATCAACGTCCCGAGCGGCGGCGAGATCAACGTCCAGAATCTCGGGCGCATCGACGTCGAGAGCGGCGGCGATGTCAACCTGGCGGGCGGCGCCGACATGACGCTAGCAGGCACCGCCGGCGGCGCCGACCTCGATATCGCGGACGGTGCGCGCCTCGGGCTGGCCGGCACGGCGACGCTCTCGGGTGAGATCGAAGTCGTGAGCGGCGGCGAGGTCGACATCCACAATGGCGGGCGCATCGACGTCGAGGGCGGCGGCACCGTTAACCTGCTCTCGAGCGCGAAGATCCTCGGCTCGGGCGGAGCCGAGATTCAGGTCTTCGACGCCGACGATCTAACGATCAACAGCTCGAGCGGCGCGTTCCGTCTGACACTCACGCCGGTGCAAATCAGCGACACGGGCGGCGTGCCCGACTTCAAGTCGCACATCCCGGGCATCCCGACCTGGCTGATGCACGATGCCACCGCGGCGGGCGGCATCCTCTTCGCGGTGCCGCTTCGCCCGGGCGACATCATCACCACTCTGCGCATGACGCTGCAGGGCCAGGCTGGCGTAAGCGGCCACTCGGCGGCGCCGGCGACACCGCCGAAGTTGCAACTCTGCTCGCTCACGACGGCCGGCGTTCTCACGGTCATCGGCACGGCCATCGACGGGACGACACACCCGACCTATAACTCGTCGCACCCAGTCACGCTGAGCGGCGGCCTGCTGCCTTACACGGTCGGCACCGACCTCCTCTTCGCGCGCGTCATCACCGAGGGCGGCGCCGGTGCCGAGGCCGACAAGACCCTGCTCACTGCCATCGATGGCACCCTGATCGCCAAGAGCTTCCGTGGCTCCAATGAGGTTTACTGATGGCTGACGAGACGACCCCGAACCCGCGCGTCGCACACATCGATGCCGAGATCGCCCGCGCCCGAGAGAAGCTCGAAGCGGCGAACCAGCGCGTGACCGATCTGGAGAAGCAGATCGTGGGCCTCGAGTTCCAGCTCGAGCAGGAGCTCGGCAGAGCCGAGCCCGCGCCGGCGCCCACCGAGGAGTGATGCCGGACTTCGACGCGCGCTTCACCGGCGGGACGACGCTCGAAGTGTGGACGGATCCGCCGCTCGATCAGCGCCCGACGCGCATCAATCCGTTCGCGCTTCACCCTCACCGCTATCGGCGATCCGAGGTCGGCGAAGAGATCGAGATCGCCGCGACCGTTGCCGGCGTCTCGGCTCCGCTCGACTCGGCGCTCGACGGGCGCACCTTCCTCGGCTGGTTCGCGGAGTGCCCGGCGTGGCCCGGGCCGAGCGTCACGAGCCCGCCCGGGCAGTCGAGCGTGCGGCGCTTCACGCCGACCGAGGGCGGGCACTATACCTACGTGCTCCGCCGCATCAGCGGCGGCGGCATCATCCTACACGTCGACGTACTAGGGTTTGATGGCTGAGTTCATCGACGAGATCTCGCCTCGCTACTACGGCGAGGACCGCCTCCGGCTCACGCTTTCGGATCCGAACCAGGTCCTGCGCGCCTTTGCGCCCGTGCTCGTGACCGTCGACTACTCGGCGGCGCTACCCGAGGGCATCGTGCTTCCGCTCGAATTCACCGTGACGGCGCCGAGCGCGGTCAACTCCACACGGATGGTCTTCCGCCGCTTCGCTCCGAACGAGCTCGCCTTCACGCCGCGCGAGGGCGGCAGCCATCTCATCCGCTTGGCGGAGATGTGGCACAACATGTGGTGGGGAAAGCTCACGCTCGAAATCGCCGGCGATCGCATCCGCGGCGCGTGATACCCTGCTCGGCAAGGCGCGGCCGCTTTCCCAATTGAGGAAGCCGGATGCCGATTGCTGCCCTGTTTGATATCAACCTCGACGGCGAGGATAGCGGGTATGAAGCCGCGCACGGCGAAAGCCTATCGCTGAAGCTCCGCGACCCGAGCGCCGCGAGCACGGTTCTCTTCCAGGTCTACAACCCGGCAGGCCCCGACCCGGAGCTCGGCATCGCCGCGAATCCGCCCTTCGCCAGCAAGGGCGCGCCGACGCTCACGCTCGTCGGAGCCACGAGCGGGCAAGCGGTATCGCCGACGACCGTCGCCGGCGCCGTGACGTGCGCCATGCCGGCTAGCGGTAGCGATTCGTGGATCGTCCGATGCGTCGTCAACGGCGGGCGCCGCGAGCTGCCGAACGGCACGACCGTCGTCGACCCGACGCTCATCTATGAGCGCGGCGTCTTCATCCCGACTGCCTACGGGACGCGAAAGGTAGTGCTCACCGAGCGAGTGCAATTCGAGGCCCATGGCTGGGCGGGCGCGCTCGCCGATCACATGGAAGCCGGCACCGCCGGCATGCCCACGGATCTCGTCGAGCTCATCGACGACGAGCCGATCGAGTGGACCGCGAGCCAGAAGTTTAGCGGCAGCCTCGTGCTCGGGACCGCGCAGTTCGAAGGGGTGCCGGCGCCGACGCTCGCCGTGGTGCTGGGCGCGGGCGTCACGCGACTCTACTTCTTCGGTGTAGATGCGGAGATTCTGAGCATCAGCGGACCGACCGTCGGGCGACTCGTCCACGTCCATGTCGTCGCTGGGATGAAGCGGTTCGTTGGCTTCACGACTCCCGGCGAGGAGCCCTACATTGCCGGGCCTCGCGACTCCTTCTGGCTACTGGGCGACGGCGCCGTCTGGATCGTGAGCGAGACGCGCCCATGGTTCACGCCGCCGGGCACGGGCGCGCTCGTGCGGACCATCGCTAGCCGTCTGAAGGACGACGTCCTCGTGTCGGACTTCATGACGCCCGCGATGATCGCCGACGCCAACAACTGCACGATGCTCTTCGACATGCAGCCCGCGATCCAGGCGGCCATCGATTGGCTCCTCTTTCGCTCGATGGGCTTCTCGGGCAACGTGCGCGGGCGCCTGCGGCTACCAGCCGGGAAGCTTCGGATCGACCGGACGATTCAGCTCAACTACGGGTATGACTACCGGACGCTCATCTTCGAAGGCGAGGGCATTCTGCGGGGCGGCGAGGGCGGGATGACCGGCACCTGCATCTACGCGAACTTCGGCGACGCGCCCGCGATCGCGGTGAACGCCGGCATCGATGTGGTCATCAAGCAGATGGCCATCGTCGGGCTCAACGCTTCGCACATCGGCACGGTGCTCGCCGGGCCCGGACCGTACACGATGGACCAGATCGAGCCCGAGGCCTGGGTCGATCCCGAACTGCCGGCGAGCGCGAGCTCACGCTTCGCCCCGTACGCGGGGATCGCGATCGATCCCTACGCTGGCGCGCAGCCCGTCGTGCACTACCCCGACGTGGATTTCCCGCCCGAATTCGCAGGTGTCGAGCACCAGTACCTCAAGAACCCGAGCGGCAACATCACGATCGAGGACGTGCGCATCGACGGCTTCGTGGTCGCGGTCGCGCTTCAGCCCTGCGACTACGACGGCAACGGCGACTTCGTGCACTTGAACCGCGTCGGGATGTGGTTCTGCACGTACGGGCTCTCGCTCGGCAACAGCCAGGCGCGCTGCACGTCCATGCTCGACTGCACGATGGGCTGGCTCCACACGGGCGTCACGACGACCGTGCACGGCAGGCGCATCGGCATGCCGCAGATCACGCTGACGGCCTGCCACTGGATGACCGGGATCCAGATCTTCGAGGTGATGAATCTCGGGTACGGCACCGGGCCAGTGCTCACCGGGTGCTTCGCCGAGGCGATGTACAGGCTCGGCAAGTGCAATGGCCAATCGCTCGACGCGGGCGGCGTGACTCTCCGCGGCTGCGAATTCGGCTTCACCTTCTGGGAGCGCTACGGCGTGCCGACATGGATCCTCGAGATGATGGGCGGCATGCAGGTCGTGCTCGACAACGTGTTCTTCTACACGCCGTCCGTCACCAATGGCTGGGCGGGCTTCCGCTGCACGGGTAGCAGCACGATGGACGAGCCCGCCCGACAATTGCAGATCACTGGTGGGCAGATGATCTTCCCCGAGATGGGCGAGAGCCTCGCCGAACGCTGCGCGCTGAACGGCACGCTGGGCCTATCGGTGAGTCAGGGCTCTACGTGCCTCGATCGCTTCAGCTTCACGAACGGCTACATCACGGACCTCGACACGAATACGCCGGTCAATGCGCCCGTGCTGCACACCGAGCAGAACCCGGCGCCGCGGAAATACTGCGCGCCGGTCTACGCGAAGAAGCTCAAGTCGCTGACCTTCGGCAATGACCCGGGCATCGACGTGGCCTGGAGGAGTCATTCTCTACAGATTACGAGCGTCGTCTCCGCCGTTGGGCGAACCGTCACCATCACCGTCGCGGGCGTCACCGCCGCGTCGCTCGCAAACACCGGCGGAGACGTGGGCGATGCCGTCGTCTACTACGGACACGGAGCAACGTTCTTCGTGAAGAGCCGCACCGGCACGACGCTCGTGCTCTACGCGATGACCGGGTTCGACAAGGACGGTAACCTCTTCACCGCGCTCGAAGCGGAAGCTCTCATCTGGCCGATCAACTGCCGGCGCTTCGTACCGCACGCCGTGCTCTATGGCGACATGACAGCGGCCAGCCCGACGATCACCAATGTGATCTCTGGCGCCGGCGCCGCTCCCGACCTGAGCCTTTACTTCTTCCCGGGCGACTTCATTCACGTAGACGCGGAGGTGGACAAGTTCATCGAGCCCGCGAACGCCACGATGGTCTCCATCGACAACACCGCCAAGACGCTGACCTTCGGCGGCAACTTTCTGTACACACGCCCGCGCATGCGGCTCGGCGTATTCGTGCGCGCCGCGATGCCTAACGCTTGAGAGGCTTGGTTGTCGGAGCGCTCGATGGTATCGTGAGCTCTGCCGGGTGTTTCAGCATCTCTGTCGGTCGCGCCTGATTGAGTGGGGATGAGCGACCGGCGCCGACGACCTCACGGAGTCGGCGCCGATACCGCAGGAACTCCCGGCAGTCTTTTATTTGCGCGAGGGGATGACCGTGACCGACGTCGAACAACCGCGCCCGAGCGAGTGGCGGAAGCTGATGAAGCTCGGCGACGTCGGCAACGACGTGAGCGCCTGGCGCTTCGTCCTGCAGCTCGACGACTTCGATCTCACGGGCGATCACACCGCGTTCACGACGACCGTCCATAACGCGACCGTCGCCTGGCAGAAGGCGCGCGGGCTCCGCCCCGATGGCGTCGTCGGTGAATCGACTCGAGCCGCCATCAACCACGAGGTGATTCAACGGCCCGCGGTGACCTTCGATCCGGACGCCGTTCCGTACATCGAGGCCGTCAACTGGACGCGCTCGGTCGGTCCGCAGCCGAAGACGCTCATCGTCCTGCACTCGATGGAGGCTGCCGAAGCCGCGAGCACGGCGGAGAACGTCGCCGCCTGGTTCGCCGGGCAGCGCGGCCCGGCGCCGAGGACCAGCGCGCACTACGCGATCGATGCCGATAGCGTCATCTGCTGCGTCCCGCCGGACCGCATCGCCTGGCACGCGCCCGGCTGCAATACCGCGGGCATCGGCCTCGAGCACGCCGGCTACGCCCGGCAGAGCCGGGCGCAGTGGCTCGACGACTACTCGATCCGCATGCTGATGCTGAGTGCCGAGCTCACCGCCTGGCTCTGCAAGCGCTTCTCGATCCCGATCCAGTTCATCGGCGCCGACCACATCAAGCGCGGCGGTCGCGGCATCACGACGCACGCCGAGGTGACGCGCGCCTATCCGGAGAAGGGCGACCACACGGACCCGGGCGTCTTCTTTCCGATCGCGGAGTACCTCCGCTTCACCGTCGAGGCACAGACGCATGCTACCCGGGGGGCGTCCGACGTCAACTCGAGATGATGCTACGATCGATGTCGTGACCGATCCGCCCTCCTACCAGAACCCGATCATCTCGGTGCGCACCTCGAAGATTGACCAGCTCAAGGCGACGGTCGCGGGACCCTCGGGCACCATCCTCGCCATCATCACGGCGTTGGGCGGACTGATCGGCGTCGTGCAAACCTACCAGGAGAGCCGCGATACGGCGCGCGTCTCGTACGAGACCCTGGCGCGGGCCGTCGAAAAGAACGCGTCGGAGATCGCTGCGTGCCGGCAGGACCAACTCAACTCCCAGGCCTGGATGGAAGACATGGCCGTGCGCTTCGAGCGCAAGCAGGAGACCACCGAGAAGGCGCTCACACGGAAGGTCACCCGGGCCGCCGCGCCGCCCGTGCCGGCACCCGTGCTCGAGCCGCCGCCCAAGCCGCCCGTCGCCGTCGTGCTGCCGGAGCGGGCGCCGCTCCCGACGTTCGAAGCGCTCGAATAGGATCCATTGGACGAAGGTCCCTTCGGACTTCGGGACGATCGTCCAATGGATCGAGCCGCCTTTAGCGCTCCCAGCCTTCGGGTTCGACGACGAAGATGCCGACGCCGCTCGCGCCCATCAGGGTCTCGTTCCGGACGAGCAGGCCTTCGCCGGGTTCGATGACCAGCGGGTGCTCGTCGCCTGGCACCCAGAGCTTGTCGAAGCCCGGTAGCGTGCCGTGCGCGCCGACTGAGAGGACTGGCTGCGCCGCGATCGTGTGCGTGCCCGCGGTGAGCGCGCCCGTGTCCGCGATGCGCGCCGTCGCGATCGATGCCGTCGCCTGGCTCGTGACCTTCTTCGCGGGCGTGATCGCGGTCGCGCCGGTGTGCGCCACCGTATACGCGGTCATCTTGAAGACCGCCAGGCGCACGGCTTGCGCCGCGCCGAAGGCGACGAGCGGAATGAACGCGAGCCGGAGCGACGCGAGATGGATCGTCTTGCCCGAGCCCGTCGGGTTCCGGAGCGCGTAGACGTGGCCCGCCGAGCTCGTGCCCGCGGCGATGACCGTCGCTTGCCCGCTCGCTCCGCCATACGCGAAGAACGGTGACTTGATGTTGCGACCCTTGTCGATAAAGTAGCTGCGTGGTGTTGTCATATGACCTCGACGCCTTTCGTGTTTGGAGGTACCCGCACTCCTGATCGGGCGCCGCGGGCTCGAGCATTAGTCGAGCGGGCAGAAGAGTCCGGGCAACGTCGGCAGCAGCGGCAGCGCCGGGATCGCTGGCAGCGGTAGCGCGAAGCCGAGCGTCGGCGGCGAGGGCAAGCCGGGCAGGGCGAAGCCGAGCTCGAGGCTGAGCGTCGGCGGAACGGGCAGCGAGGGCAGGGCGGGTAGCCCGAGGGCGAAGCCGAGCGTCGGCAGCGAGGGTAGCCCCGGCAGCCCGAGCGTGAGCCCGGGCAGCGTCGGCGGGATCGGCAAGCCGGGCAGAGCGGGCAACGGTAGCGCGAAGCCGAGCGTCGGCGGCGACGGTAGGTGGCAGCTCACGCTAGCGTGTCGTCCGAATAGACGAACTTGATCAGGAGCCCGGTCGCCGAAGCGAACCCCATCAGCTCGTTGAGGGAGCCAACGCCCAGGCCCTTCATGCCCTGGCCGGCGTACTGCGCAACGGGGTAACTGGTCGCCTTGGCGGGGATGGGCGCCGCGAATGCGAAGTCGGCGTTCGCGACGGTGAGTATCGCTGCCGCTCCCATGCCGGCGGTCAGATCGATGGAGGCTGCCGTCGTGTTGGTGGCGTACACCGCCCGCACCCAGCGGTTGACGAGCGCGTTGGCGATGAGGAGACGGTTGGCCGGCGTCGTGTTCACGGTGCCGACTGCGATGGTGATGGAGTTGGGTACGAGCATTTCAGGTTCTCACTACGGTTAGGGTGGCCTCGCCTGCAGCAGCGCGATCGATGCGCAGGAAGATTGACGCGGCAGCCGCTACCGTGGCCGTCGCTGTAGCGTTGTCGGACTTGAGCCCCGCCGTCGCCGTCGCGAACGTCTGCGTGGGCGTGGCCGCATCGGGCAGCACCACGCTGCCAGCGCCAGCCGCTGCCGTGCGCCATGACGAAGCCGTACCTGCGGCGGTCGAGAGGCGCAGCTGGGCGTCGAGGATGCGGACCGCGAACGGCGCCGCCCAGGTCACCGCGTCCACGTCGGTACCGGCTGCGCCCGTGGCGCTGAAGGGCAGCCGCACCGTGAAGGGCACGCCGATGTTGGCTGCGACGGGGGCCAGTGTGCCAGGCGCAACCAGACGGTCAACGACCTGCAACCGCCCGTTGAATTCCCACACGAGCACGGTGTCGAGCTGCGACTCGAGCACGTAGTCGAGCCCGTTCGGCGTGAAGAACTTTAGGGAGCTACCCGCGTCGTTGTGCTTGAGAGTGAGGCTGCCGCCGGTTCCAAACTTGCCGATGACAAACCAGGCGCCAGCGGATCCACCCGTGATGCTGAGCCCAGTCCAGATGACGTTGCCGCCACTCGGCGCCACGTCGAGCAGCTTGACGCCCGCCGCGACAACCACGTTGTGATAGGTGCCCGCCGGCACCGTCGCGCCGGTGAAGCCTGCGACGCGGATGTTCTCTCCCTGTTGAGCACCCGTCAGATCCTGCAGCGTCCCGGCGACGCCCGCGAGGGCCACGCCCTTGACCGTGCCGAGCGCGCCGCCCGTGATGCCGGCTCCCGTCGGCCCTTGCAGTCCCTGCTCGCCGTCGACGCCATCGAGCCCGGCTGGTCCCTGTGGACCCATGGGGCCCGTCGCACCCGTTGCGCCCTGAGATCCCATCGGACCCTCGGGGCCGTCTACGCCATCGTTGCCGACTGGACCTTGTGCGCCCGTTGCCCCGGTGGCGCCTGTCGCGCCCGTGTCACCCGTCGCGCCCGTTGCACCGACAGGTCCGGTTGCGCCCGTGGGTCCGGTCGCGCCTGCAGCTCCCGGATCGCCGGGCTCACCATTGATGCCGTCCATACCGGGGGCACCGGTTGCGCCCGTCGCGCCCGTGGCTCCCATCGGACCCGGATCGCCATCGATACCGTTGACGCCATCGGCGCCGGCCGCTCCGGGCAGACCTTGAATGCCCTGCGGACCCGTCGCACCGGGCGCACCATCGGCGCCGTTGCTGCCGTCCAAGCCATCATTGCCCGGCCCACCCGTGGCTCCGGTTGGTCCGGTAGGCCCCGTTGCGCCCGTCGCGCCGACGGCACCCGCTGCTCCCGTTGCGCCCGTGTCACCGGTTGCGCCTGCAGGTCCGGTCGCACCCGTCGCGCCGGTGGGCCCTGCCGCGCCGGTCGCACCGGTAGCTCCCGTCGGTCCGGTAGGCCCCGTCGGTCCGGTCTCACCTGACGGGCCTTCGCCCTCGATATGCTCGTTGATCTGCTCGGCGAGCGGGATGCCGAACGCGCGAGCCATCTTCGCGAGCGACTCCTGAGCGCCGGGCGAATTGGTCGTCGGCAGGTCGCCGGGCGCTGCGTCGTACTCGTCCTCGAGCGCGTCGTAGAGAACCTTCGCTAGACCCGTGCCGGTCGAGCTGCCGTCGCCGGCAATCGTCACGGACCCTGGAGTTAATGCCACCCTGCCGCTCTCCGATCGAGAAGCGGTCGCGCCTGCTGGCGCTCAGGGTATCACACGGGGCTGATGAAGACGCTCGCGCTCGCCGGTGTCATCGGGCCGCCGATCATCTGCACGCCCGCCTCCGCGGCGCGCCCGAGGTAGACGTTGCCCTTGAGCAGCACGCGCTCGGCTTGGAGCGTGAGCTCACCGTCGGTCATGCGCAGGAACGTCGAGCCGCCGACGGACGCGACGATGCCCGGGCCCGAGCCCACGCCGGTCTTCTCGCTCAGCGTGAAGAAGACGCCGTCGCCGTGGACCAGGCTGATCGAGCTCGCGTCGTCGCTCGGGTTGATGATGATCGCGTGGGCTTTCTGCGGCACGCCGTCGCCGTCGAAGTCGTACGGGACATAGAGCGTGGTCACATTGCCGCGCTTCGAGCCCGTCGGATCGGCGGTCATCGAGTGCGAGAGGAAGGCGCCGCCATAGCCGGCGAACATGAGCTGGCCCTCGCGCGGCGTCGTCGCCGCTCCGCCCGGGTTGAGGGCGCGGTGCAGGCGGAGGTCACGGAAGGCGAACGGGAGCAGGCCGTCCTCGGTCCGCACCGAGAGCGCCTCCGCGAAGAGGTCGGCGTCGGGCGGGAGCGGGCGCCCGATTACCCCGAGCGATTGATAGACCTCCTGCTCGTGCGCCTGCTCGCCCTGATCGTCGCCGGGCTCGAAGCCCGCGATGCCGGCGACGTTAAAGAGCGTCGCGCCGTTCGTCGCGCCGATGCTCGACGCGATCACCCGGCAGAACTCGACGACGTTGTTGATGAGGCTCACCCGCCGGCGAGTGTATCACGGGCGGGAGAAGGGTAGCGGCTCCTGCCGTTCGTCGAGCTGGCGCCGAGCTGGACGAGGAGCAGCTTTGACCGGGATCACCGAATCGTTCTCTCGATCGATGATCGCAGAGTGGCCGCCCGCGGCGTGAAGCTCTTCGAGAGCGCGGCCCAGCTTTCGGCGAAATTCTTTCAGCGAGGCTCCCGATCCTGAGAGCTCGTGGATCTGGCTGACGCTCACCGGCTTTCGAAAGCGCGAGAAGAAGAGTTGCAACCACAACGCGAGCGGCTTGTTCTGCAGCGTCATGCGCTGCTCCCAGTCCACCGTTCCGAAGCCCTCGGACAAGAGCTTCGCCACGTCACGCGGGATCAGCACGGCGAACGCGGACTGGTTGCCGACATCCTGCTCCGCCAAGTCATCGTCGGGCCGCTCGAGGATCTTCTTCGCGAACCGCTTGCGGCTGCCATCCTGTTGGATGATGAGGTCCGTCGCGCAGAGTTGCGCGATCCAGGTCTTCAACTGCTCGCGTTGCGACTTGCCCTTGTGCCTGCCGATGAGGCGTAGCAGTTGCGCTGCCGTGAAGATGACGAGTGCGCCCTCTGGCAAGCCGCGCGCGAGATGCATGATGCCCATCCACACATCGGCGTGAACCTGGTTCAGTCGCGGCCCGGTGTAGATCACCGTCAATCCGTTGATGCTCGCCAGCGCTTCACGGGTGACTTGGCGATTCCTCTTCACCGCGCCGAATACCGCGCTGAAGATGAAGTCCTCGGGCATGGCTCGACGAGCGTCGGGCCAGAACGCGAGCTGGTAGACGCGCGCGTCCTCGCGCTTCTGAAAGGCCTCCAGTACCGGGCCGGCGATGGCTTCGATGATCGAGTCGCGGGTTGTGTTTGCCATGAGCGGGGCGCCTCCCTTCCGGCCGATCTACCGGATTTCCGACCCTACGTGAACCCGGGTGATTCCCTCGGGGGGCTTCTGAGACACCGGGCCCTAGCTTCTGAGACACCGAGGGGGGGCTTCTGGGCCACCCGAGGGGGCTTCTGGGCCACCGGCTAGACAAGCGACGCGGAAACATGCCTATATTCCGCGCGCGTTTCTTGAGCTTCCAGGTGGATCCGCTTTTCTCCGGATCCGGATCCCAAGTTTTAAACTCCGGATCCGAAGGACCTGACAGGTAGCGCGCGCGTGTATGACACTTGCAATCGGCCGGCCGCGACGCACAATCGGGTCATGACTAGGTTCGGCCGAAGCCCCGCGCGATGGCGCCCGTGCTGCGGCGCGTGCCGCTCCGAGCGCCTGCTCTTGACCCACGACGCGCGGCCCGCCGCGAGCGACCAGGCGCAGTGCGAGGACTGCGGCGCCGGCTGGGATGGCTCGTCGCTGAGCCTCGCCGAAGCCGCCGACCGCCCGCCGCCTCCGCCCGGGCGAGCGCAGCAGTTCTTCGCCGAGGCCTGATCCGCCCGGCCAGACTCGAGCCAGGCTGCGCCGGGAGCGCCTCGGACGGGGCTCCGGTGCCCCCTGCCGCCCGACGCCTCTACGGGGCGATTAGGCGGCTCCGTGCCGGTCGACGGGGCACGGCGCACCGGGTTAAAGTTCCGCCGCCCGATAGTCGGGTGACCAAGACGGCCCTTCCTGGTTCATGCCTGGACCGGGAGGGGCCCGAACTAACGCCCCCGATGACCATGAGCGACGCCCGCAAGCTGCCGGAAGAGCCATTCGAATATCTCGCTCGCGACTGGCGCGAAGCGCTCGAGCGCTTCCGAGCGAACGGCGGCCGGGAGTGCGCGCCCGGCTGCGAGTGCCCGATGAGCCAGGCGCTCGATGCCGTCGAGCGCTTCATCGCGATCGTCGAAGGCTTCGAGCGAGGTGAGATCGTCGAGGGCGGGCTGCCGTACGAGCCGAAGCCATGAGCGACACCGACTTCGCGCGAGATAACGGGCTCACATTGGCGAGGGCGCGCCGACAGCTCATCGGAGTCATGCGGCTGCGAGCCTTCCTTCTATGCCTGCAGGCGGATTCGATCGCGCGAGCGATCATCGGCAGACGCCGCAAGCGGTGAATGGCGCCCTCGCCGGGCGCACTCAACGATCGCATTCAAATCATCAGTAGCGCAGGTCGGATTTGAACCGACGACCTTCGGGTTATGAGCCCGACGAGCTACCGTGCTGCTCCACCGCGCTGGCCTGCCTATAGCACCCAGACGCCTTGCTTGACGAGCGTGATGTGCGAGACGTCGCCCTGGCTCGCGTTGCGGCTGAGCTCGACGTCCTCGACGTAGTAGTTGCCGATGGCGCCTCCGAGGTGGGTCACGACGACATCGAAGACCGTGTCCGGTGACCACGGGAAGAGGTAGCTTCCCTCGGTGTAGCTGAGCCCGTCGACGCTCACGGTGATCCGATCGAGCGAGCGGTTGCGGCTCGCGTACTCTCGATTCGCTCGACCCGTCGCGAGCGCTCGGGTCTTGAGTGCCTCATCGTTGATGATGACGCTCCGGCGGAAGCCGCGCGCGATCAGGTCCTCGTTGTAGAGGAAGCTCGATAGCCGAGTCTTCGAGAAGTCTTTCCCGGCGCTGATGCCGAAGACGCCGAGCGCGGTCGGGCTCTGCGAGACGTCGTTGACGCGCTCGACCGAGAGGAGGTTATTCATCTGACCATAGGGCGGGCGGTACATGCAGAGCATGCCCATCGGCTCTTGCTGGTCGTCGGGCGTGCCGACGATGATGCGCCCGTCGGGGCCATCCCAGTGAAGGAGGCCGTGCCGGCGGAGGTGCCGATCGACGGCTGAGAAGATCGACTCGGGCGGGCTGACCTTTGCCTGCTCCTCGGTGAGCGGCTCGAGCGGCTTCGGCGGGCGCTGCCCCTTCGAGCCCTTACCCGTCATGAGATCGCGGCTCACGTCCGAGCGGAACTGGAAGTCGCCCTCGTCGAGCCCGATGCCCTCGTAGCAGGCGAGCACGAAGTCTTTGATGCTCGCTCCCTTGAGGCGGAGCCCCTGCGGCGCGCTCGCGACGATGGCGTCGCTCATCTTCGTCCGCACCGTGAAGCTCTGTACCGTGCCCTGCTGCGCGTCACACGGCGAGCTGAGCGCCTCGACGCGCCCGAAGAGCCGCGGTCGATCGTTGACGACCACGCAGAACTCGGAGCCGAGACCGCAGAGCGTCTGGATGCGCTGCCAGCCCGTCTCGTCCCCGAGCTCGAAGCTCGCTTCGGCGGGCGCGGTGATCGAGCTCCGCACCGAGAAGCTCGTCCAGTCCTGGAAGTTGAAGTCGAATAGCGTCGTGTTCCCCGGCACGCCGACCGCGTTCACCTTCACGACGTCGAGCGGCGAGCGACTCACGGCGTCGACCTCGGCGCGTAGCGAGGGCCGGCGCTCGCTTCCGGATCGGGCTCCGCCGCCGGGCGCTCAGAGCGCCAGACCGCTTTGCCGTCCTTCATGCCGTGGAACCAGACGACGTTCGCGCGCTCCCACTCGAGCCGCACCTTCTGGGCCCATGCCGCGTAGGCGGCGGGGCGAGAGAGTAGCTCGCGGAAGGCGCGCTCGGCGTCGCTGTCAATCATCGCGGCTGGCTTTCGAAGATCCGGATGACCTCGCCCCTCGTGAGATAGAGCGGGTCGGCGACGCGTGCGGCGTTGAGGTCCATCAGCTCTTCGGCGTCCTGGTCGACGCGCGCCGCGACCTCGATGATGCTCGTGACTTCGACGTCGATCACGAAGGCGACCGTCCGTGGCCGGCTCGACGTGCGCTCGTTCTCGGCGGCCGCCTCGCGGTCGAGCAGGATGCGGAGTTGGCGCTGCATCTCGCTGCCGCGCGGCTCGGAGAAGAGCCCGCCGCCGGCGTTCGCTGCCGTGGTCGCGGCGTCGATCATGCGCTGGATGGCCCGGCGGTGCGAGCGCACGACGGCGCCGAGGTCAGCGACGGAGCGGCCAGGCGCGAGGAGCAGGCCCTCGATCTCGGCGGCGAACTCGGTGAGCGAGAGCCCCGTGTCCGAGATGCCGTTGCGCTGCAGAGTGAACGTGGTCTGCTGGGCGATCTTGAGTAGCGTAGCGACGACGCTCGGCGGATTGAGCGCCGCCCGATCGAGAGACTCCTCGTTGTCCTCGATGAAGGTGAGCGTGAGCGACGCGGTGTCCTGCTGCTCGGGCGACTCCTTCCGCTCGTACGTCTCGGGTCGAGCGCGCACCTTGCCGACGGTCGGGAGCACGAGCGTGCCCGTCTCGGCCGTGTCGAAGCTCTTGAGGATCTGGCGGAGCCGCTGCGGATAGAGCGGTACGCCGTTCTGCACGGCCTCCTGGATCGAGTTGTTGAAGATCGCGGTGACCGTCCACGACCGCGGCTTGCTGCCCGTGTCCTCGAGCTTCGCGCCCTGGCGGTGCGGGCGCTGGTGCTGAACGATCCGCTTGCCACCGCTCTCGCTGATGTCGACGACCGGGAAGAAGAGCGGCTCGCCATCGCCGACGCGCCAGCTCGCTGTCGGGTAAGCAGAAAAGATCTCGCTCATACCGAGCCCCCTTGCTTCGGCGTGTCCGCCGCTCTCGGGCCACGGCTGCTGCCCGGGCCTGCGTTGGCGGTACCGAGCCCGACCTCGCGCGCGTTCGCGATTCGCACCGTGAGGATCTGCCCGCCGAGCGCCGTCGCCGTCGCGGCTCCGATCATGCGCGAGCCTTCCTGGTCGACCTTCACGCGGCCGACGATGTTGGTCTCGGGCAGCACGACGGGGCCGCCGCCCTTCGCGCCAGGCGTGCGCGCGAGATCGGCCTGCAGTTTTTTGATGGCCTCTTCGGCGAGCCGGAGTTGCTCCTTCGCGCCCTCGCGTGAGTCGACGCCCGTCACGGTGCGGGAAAGCCAGTCGAGCGGGCCGCCGCCGACGTCCGCATCGGCGTAAGAGCTCTGCGCGGTCTTGAGCCGCTCGAGCGCGGCCATCTTCTGCTGCCGACTCCCGCCGCTATAGCCGCCCGCCGTGGCGCTCGCGAGCTCGGCGGAGGCGTCGTCTTCGTTGCCCAGCTTGTGGATGCCGTAGGCGAGCCCGCCGGCAGCGGCCGCTGCCGCGATCGCTCCGCCGATTGCCAACGCGACGCCCGCGCCGATCGCCGGCGCGATGCCCGCGGCAGCGGCTTCACCCGCCGCGAGAGTCTCCGGCGCGGCTCCGAGCATCTCGGCCGTGATGCCGCCGCCCATGCCGAACTGGTGAAAGCGCTGTATGCCGGTTGCAGCGACTTCCGCGGCGCCGCCGGCAACGCTTCCGACGGCGCCGCCCGCGCCCTTGCCGAATATGCGCTTGGCGAGTGCGCCCGCTCCGGCGCCGGCGAGCCCGCCGAGTGCGTCGCCCGCCATGCCCGTGAGTACATTTCCGCCGATCGCTCCGGCGCCCGCGATGAGCGGATGCGCGGCGGCGAAGCCGATGAAGTCCGCGACGAGCTCGGCCAGCTTCGGGAGATGCACGGCGAGATCGTCGATCGCCTTGATGATCGGCGGCTGCGCGAACGCGGTGCTCAGTCGGTTGAGCGCCGCCGTGAGTTGGCCCTCCGGGCTCCGGCGTTCTTCATCCGCGCGGCGCGCGAGCTCGGCGCCGTCCATGCCTGCCTTGCCAAACGCGGCGAGGCCCTTGTCGAATGTAACGAGCGCCGCGTCGATAGCGGCCTGGCCCTTGAGCCCCGTCGCCTCCGCCTCCGCGAGCGCTTTCTTGAACGGGTTGGTGAAGAGGACTTCCATCGTCGTCTTCTCTTCGCCTTGATGCATCGGCGCGAGTAGAGCGTCTGCGCCTTTCTTCCCCATGCTGAAGATGCGGCGGAGTCGAGCGATCGCATCCTTCTCGTTGATGAGCTTCTTCGAATCGATACCGAGGTTCGCCGCGAGCTTCTTCAGCTCGCTGTTTTCGCTGAGCCCGCGCAGCACCTTCGTGAGCCCGGCGACTTGCTTAGGAACCGATCTCAACGGATCGTCGGTAGCGACGAGGGCGCCGAGCATGAAGTCGAGGCCCTTCTTCCCGGTCACGCCGGCTGCGAGAAGCTCCGCGCCGACGGCGCCGATCGCCTCCGCGTATTCGTTGAACTTCGGCCCGCCCTGCTTGGAAGCATCGAAGACCTGAGCCATCGTGTCGAGCATCGCTTCGGCGCTCACGCCGAACTTCGTGTGAAGCTGGTCCGCGAGCGTGCCGACCGTGCCGAGCTCGAAGGCCGTCGCCGTCGCCGTGGTGCCGACGGCGCCGAGTACCTTCCGAGAGAAGTCGAGGTCGCCCGTCGCATCCACCAGATCGCGGAAGCTCTGCGCCATGTCTTCGTTCTTGTTACCCGTCGACGCTGCCGTGCGCTCGACGAGCTTCTGAACGTCGGCCGCCTTGAGCATCTGCCCGTTCGCCTCGCGCACGCCGAAGGCAATCTGCCGGTACGAGCGCTGAAGCTGGACCGCGCCGCGCAGCGCGTTGCCGACGGTGAAGGCGCCGCCGAGCGAGAAGGCATACTTCATCGCCGTCCGCGTCGTGTTGCCGAGCGCTGCGATCTTGCCCTTCACTCGATCGGCGGAGGCGCCGAAGGCGTCCATGCCGCGCTTGCCCTTGTGCGAGACGTCCTGCACGACGTCGCCCGCCCGCTTGATCGACGTGATGAACTGGGCGTTCGATAGCGTGAGGCGGACGGCGGCTTCGCGTGACATGACAGCTCTACGGCTTGAAGAGGATCATCCGGAGTTGCGCGGGCGTCAGGAGGCCCGTCGCGAGATCTCGGACGGCTGAAGCCACGAGGGCCGACTCGGAGAGAGCAGTGCCTGGGAAGCCATAGCAACTATGCAAGTGTGCTGCTCGAACCCAGGCATACCGACTAAAGGGGTGATGTTCTTCTCCTTCGCGATGCGGGCGATCGCCTGCCAGAGTTGGTCGTCGGTGAGCTGCCCGTAGCGCGGATCGATCATCTCGACCCAGGCGTTGTAGACGCCCCAAAGCTCGGCGAGCGATTGGCTCTCGTAGAGGTCGACGAGCTCGGCGACGCCAGGCACGTGCTGGTCGAACGTCTTCGGCTCGCGGATGGCGTAGGCGAGGAGCGAGTAGTTCTCGATCTCGGTGATGTAGTCGGCGTCCTTCTCGGCATCGAGCTTGAGCTCGACCGCGTACGCTCGAGCGATGTTGCGGCACTTGAAGCGGTGCGCGTTGGTCACGTTGCGTAGCATCACGACGCGGTCCGAGACGCCGCCCGTCTTCGTGCGCCGCCGGATCTTCGCGGGCAGATGAAGCACGCCCGCGTGCTCCTCGACGCCGAGCGACTCCCAGTTTTCAATCGTGAACTGCGCGGCCTTCTCGACCGGATCATCTGCCATCGGTGCGCCTCCCTGAAAACGGACGCGGCCACCGAAGCGCCTCGGTGGCCTTGCCCTTCCAACCCGCTGCGCTGCTCCTGCCCGCGTCACGAGTCGGCGTCATTCGCTTGGTGGTGGCTCCAAACCCGGCGCTGGGTACCGCCACCTTTTAAAGAATCTGGTCGTGGATTTTAAATCGCCCCTTCGGTCTTAAACCTCGGGCTTCTCCATGTGGCCGATGAACGTGCACGAGACCTTCGTCGCGTCGTCGAGCGGCCCGTCGAGGTCGCACTGCGAGAACGCGCCGTTGAGCGTGAGCGTCGTCTTGCCGCCCGGGATCTTCGCCCGGAGCTGGCGGATGGTGCCCTCGATGACATCGCGCCAATAGTTCCGCTCGATGCCGTCCTCGCTGATGATCGAGTCGAACGTCGCCTGGCTCTCCTGGTTGCCCGGGATGATGCCCGCGCCGCGCCGCCGGAGCGTGTGCGCCTGCTTCGCGCCGCTCCCGAGCGTGATCGTAAAGTTGGTGACCTGAATCAGATCGCCGTTGCCCATCGCAAGATAGGCCTGTGGGAACTTGAGTTGCTCGCCGGCTGCCATGACTCGATGCCTTTCAGGCGACCTTCGCGCCGACCACGCCGAACTTCGCGAGCGGCTTGATGATGCTCAGCGGGATGAAGATGTTGACCTGGCTCGCGTCGCTCTCGTCGATGTCGACCGTGAGCTCGTCGTTCGCGATGCTCGCGTCGAGCGCCGGGCCCTGCGCGACGCCAGCCCGGACCTGCGAGCGGAGCCGCGAGATGACGAACGCCTTGACGTCCCGCACCTCGACGACGCCCGCCGGGAGCGGGTCCGCGCCCGAGGGTAAGTCCGGCGAGATGCTCGCGTTGGCGAACTCCTGCGGCGTCGCCGTCCGGAGGTCGCGGAAAATCGCGAACATCGCGTCGGTGTCCGAGAGGTGATACCCGCGGTAGTCGGGCGCTCCGCTCGTCGTGCTATGCGTCGTGATCGGCGCAACGAGGTAAGGGACGCCCGTGAGCGAGTCGATGTCGAGCGGCGAGACGCCGTTGCTGAGCAGGTCCTCGATCTCGGTCGCGCTGAGCTTGTTCGTCACGACGTCGCGCGGCCCGTAGAGATCGTGCCGGTTGCCGATGCGGTTGAAGTTCGACCGCTCGCGCGTCATGAGATTGAGCGCGTCGCCCGCCTCGGCGCCCGCGAGCTCGGCGGGGAGGTCATCCCAGAGCCGCCCGAGCACGTACTGCATGGCCACGTTGTTGCGGTCGATGGCGCCCGCCTTCGCGTTGGCGGTGCTCCCGGTCACGCCGACGACGCCGACCTGGAGGAGCGCCGCGTTGCCCGATCCGTACGTCGTGACGTGGGCTCCGAGCCGCTCGGCATTCGAGCTCGAGCTCGTGTCCGCCGCGTCGGCGTTCGACAGGCAGGCGATGATGCGGGCGTATTCGCGGGTGCTCACCGTCGCGAGCGCCGTGGCAAAGGTCGGCTCCGTCGTACCGCCCGTGCAGTTCGCCGGGTTGACGGTCACCGCGATCCCGCCGCCGCCCTCGAAGATGCCCGCCCAGAGTCGGACGTCATTCCCCCAGGGACCGGCGGCCTTCGCCGTGAAGAGGATCGAGCCGCCCGTCGCGTCGCTCGCCGTCACGAAGAGGTCGCTCGCGAACTGGTTGATCGTCGCCACGGCGCGCGTGACGAAGACCGTCGCGGCTTCGCCGTTCAGCCAGGGCACGTCGATCTGCCGCCCGTGGATGCGGAACCGGATCGTCGAATTCTCCGTCGCCGGACCCGTGAAGGTCTGCGTGCCGGTCGCCGCCGCGCCCGCGCTCGCCGTCGGCGCGATGACATCGAGCGGCCCGAGGCCGAAGCGTTGAAAGAAGCGCTTCGCCGCGAGATGCCCGGGCGTGCCGGCACCGAGCGCCGTCGCAACGTCGTTGGGCCCGAAGCACTGACGGACTTCGGTGTTCGCGGTGATGTTCCCCGCGCTCGACTTCGGCGCCATGATGAGCGTTCGAAGCGCTGCCGTGCCCGGGTTCGATGGGGCACCGAGCAGATTGAGGAGTAGGTAAAAACCGGGAGTCTTGACGCTACTCGCGACGGCCTTCGAGATCGGCATGTGGTGGGTCCTTCGCGTGTGCCTCGTCGGTGTTGCCCGACTTCAGCTTCTCGCGAGGTGCGCCTACCTCGGTGATCTGCTTTTGCTGCCTGCTCCACTCATCGGCTTTATGCTCGACGAGTGATCCATCGGTGATGAGTCGTCCGTATTCGCGGGCGAATCGATGGGCTTCATCCTTCGGGATGGCCACGATCTCCTTCGTGCGATAGCGGATCTTACGCGGCTCGTCGGCATCTCGGTCCGCGCCGATGAGCACCTTCGTGCCGAAGCGCATGACCGGCTGGCCCTCGACCGAGCTCACGAATAGACCGAACGCGTCCGCCGCCGCCGCCGACTCCCTCATGCCCCGAATGCTACGGCATCGGGTCTGTAGCGTCCACGACTTCGAGATCCTCGATCGGTTCCGGCGGCTCGCGCCCAGGCACGGCGCCGACGTAGGCCGTGCGAAGCCAGCGCGCGAAGGTGCGGGTATCCGCCGCGGGCTCGAGCGTCTGGTTCGCCCGGATCTGCACGCCGTAAATGTAGTGGCGCTCGTTGCGCCCGAGCCGCGCGCGGTTGGTGATCTCGATGCCGCCGCCGACCGTCGAGAGCTGCTCGCCGTCGTCGTTCTGCATGCGGTCGGTGAGCAGCCGCGTGATGGCCTGCATGATGACCTGCCCCTCCTGGCGGCGGGCGCTATCGCCCGTCAGGCGAGTCACGACTACATAGAGCACGAAGCTCTCGCGCCAGAACTTCCGTGTCCGCGTCGCCCGGTTCGCCCCTTGCCGGAGCCCGCCCATCGCGCCGTCGACGGGCTCGGAGTTAGTCCAGATGAGCATGACGCCTCGGTCGCCGATCTTCGAGGCGAAGAGGTCCGCGCTCGGGCTCGCCGAGTCGAGGTCCTCGAAGACAGCCACGCGCCGGATGAGCGCTCCCGCGTCGCTCCCGCCGGTCATGTCAGCGTCGAGCGTGGCCACCCCGGCGATGCCGTCGACCGGTGGGTTAAAGCGGAAGACGGTGCCCGCCGGGAGATTGTGGCGGATGCCGCCGACGTTGCTCTTGATGGTTACGCCGGGCTCGACGGCGAGCGCGGGCACGGTCCAGTCGTCGGTGGTCTTGAAGACCAGGTCGTCGCGAAGCTGCCCGTCGATGACGGGCAGGAGGTAGGTGTTGGCGGGCAGCACGAGCTCGGACGCGCCGCCCGTGACGGTGATCGAGCCCGTCGCGCGGACGCCCGTCGCCGGCGCGAGCGTCGCGAAGATCGCGCGCCCGAGCTGCTCGATGGTGTTGAATGCGAGCGGCTCGGTCACGCCGCCACCGTGAAGGGGCGCCCGAGGTGCACGTTGATCATGTCCACGATGTCGCGCTCGAAGGCATCGCGGTCGATGTCGAAGAAGTCGCGGAGCGGGATCTTATGCCGAGGCTCCGCGCTCACGTGGTACTTCGCATAGGGCACGTTCGTGTAGACCTCGATCAGGTCCTCGGCCGTGAAGGGCGTCAGGCTCCCGATGAGGATGCCGCGGTCACGAAGTAGCTTCGGCGTGCCCTGCCAGCGCCGGTAGCTCTTCGCCAGGCGCTTCGACTTCGTGCTCCGCGTCGGCTTCTTCACGCCGCCGTAGCGCCGATCGACCGAGCCCATGGCGTGACCGAAGGAGGCGCGGAGCTTCTTCTCGCGCTTCATCGCGAGCGCGCGCTTCGCTTCCTTCTTCGCCCGCATCGCGATCGTCCGGGCGGTGAGCGCCTTCGGCGGCTTCGCCGGGCCGTACTTCGGACCCGCGGGGGTGCCGGGCTTCGGCAGCCCGGCACGCTGCCACCAGAAGCCGGGCCATTTCCCGTAGCCGTCGGTCTCGAAGACTTCGAGCACCTCATGGTGGAGCGCCTCGGCGATCGGCCGGGCGAGGTCGCCCATGATATTCTCGCCGCGCTCCTGGTAGACGCGCACGATATGCTCGAGCGTCTCGAACTTGAGCTCGGCCTTCATCGCTTCAGAAGCTCCCGCGCCCGCGATGGCCCGGGATGTCCGGGTCAGGCGCGAACTCGAAGGCGTGCCGGTCGACGCCGCCCGAGAGCGCCCTGTTGCTGCCGGCGACGTCCTCCTGCACCGAGCGGATTTCGCCACGCGCCAGGGCCCGGAGCTCCTCGCGAGCGCGCACACCGAACGCGTCGAACGGGCCCTTGCCGCTCTCGTCGAGCCACTCGGGCTTACGCTCGCCGGCGAGCTGGGCGACGATGCCGGACCAGGCCCGGACGACCTGGCGATCGAGCGCCAGGATCTCGAGCTGCTCGGCGTTGAACCCTTTCTTGATGAGGAGCCCGGTCACGATGTCGTCGGCGTCGCGCATCACCGTCTCGAGCGTGGCGAGATCGGTGCCCGCGACGAGCTCGTCGCCGTCGTCGTCGAACATCTCGACGACCCGGGACGCGGTGACCCGCTGCTCGAGCGCGAGCCGCCGAGCGCCCGTGGTGCTTCCCCCGTAGGCAACCATGGCTCAGCCTTGCGGGGCGAGGCCCTGCCGGGTGAGGTTGACGATGCGGGTCCCGCGCGGGTCGCGCATGCCGAGCTCTTCGTACGTGATGACGCCGATCTCGATGCCGGCGTCGGTGAGCGCGGCCTTCACAGCGCCGGGCAGAACGCCCTCCGGAGCGCCGCGGTAGACGCGCACGGAGCGGCCGCAGATGGCGCCGACCCACGCTTCCTTCACGACGCGCCCGGCCTCGGCGAGGTTCACGCCGTGCTTCCCTCGATACTCGATGGGCTTGCTCCCCTCGGGCATCGGTCGCCCCTCCGCCTTCGGCTCCGTCGCTTCCTTGTCCCTTGCCTGCGCCATTGGTCCTCGCCTCCCGTGCGGGTTTACTTCTTCGGCAGACTACCAGACTTCCTTCGAGGTGGCCGCGCCGTCGACGCCGTGCGGTCCACGTTGATCGTCGCGCCTTCCTCGATGGCGCAGTCCGAGTCTTCGGGGCCGCCGCGCGCGCGTGCCTCCGCGGCCTTCGATAGAGCGATCGATGCCCGCTCCTGCGCGCGCTGGTGCTCGATGTCGACGAAGCCCGGGTGCGGCGGCTCGCTCACCGTGACGTCGACCGATGGGAGCGTGTCGCGCGGCTTGCCGCGGATCAGCCCGACGATGGCCTCGACGGCTGCGGTGCCGCCGGCGACGGCGAGATCTTTCAACACTGACCACATAGGCATTCTCCCAAAACTAAGGGGCGCGGCCCTTGCGAGCCGCGCCCCTACCCCGACCCCCGTCAGGAACCTTATTGGATGGTGTCGATGATGATGCCGCCGACGGCACCGGAGATCATCTTCACCACCTCGGCATGCCCGCTCGCGAGGAACGTGCCGCCCTCGAGACCGCGCCGCTCGAGGTTGAACTCGCGCGTCGTGTAGCCGGTGCCGCTCGGACCTTTCCGGCGGAACGTCTTGCACGTCATGATGTCCTCGCCGTCCGTCACCGCGCCTGGCGGCTGGCTCACGAGCACCGCCGTGTCGTTGAGGATGTAGTCGAGCGCGCCCGTCGTCTCGTTGAGCACCTTGCTCGCGCAGACGTGGAAGGGCGGCAAACCCGGGATGTTGAAGTCCACGTTCACGTTCGACGCGCTCGTCGTCGCGTCGACGATGTCTCGGCTCACCGCGCCGGCGTCGCCGCCCATCGCGCGGATGTAGCCGAGCGTGGCCTTGCTCAGGATGATCGCGTGAGCCACGGGGGGCTGCACCCAGATCCCCGTGATGAGCTGCGCGCTCGCCTCGATGCGATCCATGATGTCGCGGATCGGGTTGCCGTTCTCCGGGTCGTTCCACTCCGCGCCCGCGCCGATCGTCGCGCGGTTCGCCGCGTTCCAATTGGCGGGATTCGTGAGCATCTCCCAGACCCGCACCTCGCGATCGAGGGCGAGGCCCGCCTCGATCCGCTTCGCGAGCGCCGTCTTGATATCCCAATTGATGTTGCCGTTGTCGGCGTGCAATTGAGTAATGGTCGGGATGAAGCCGCCGAGCGCTCGCGCCTGAACCCGGTAGTCTTGGAGCGAGGTGTCGATGTCGACTTCCGGGATGTCGGCCTGCATCGAGCTAATCACGTTCACGCGGCGGAACGTGTTGTTGAGCCCGAATTCGCGGTACTTGCCGAAGTCGAGGTCAACGAGGTGGATCGGGCAGACCTCGTCGGCGCGCATGCCGATCGGCTTGAACCCGACGATGAGCGAGTCCATCTCTTCCGAGATGGTGACGTCGCTCGGTGAGAGGTTGAGCTGCACGACGTCGCCGACGCGACCGACGCCCGGGACGTCGCCGACGAGCTTGACGGTGACGGTGCCGCCGCCGAGGGCGGTGAGTGCGGAGAGAGCTAGCATTGGCTGGTTCGTCCTTCTCGCGGGTTACGCGGGCAGCACGCCGGGTGTGAGGTCGAGCTCGAAGAGTTGGCCGTCGGCGCTCGCGTCGCTCGCGGCCTCGCCCATGATGAACTGCCCGGCGGTCGCGATGGCGGCCTTGCCGCCCGTGCCGCCGGTGATCTTCGCACCGATGGTGACCGCGACGCCGGCTTCACAGATGGCGCGCCCTTCGATCTGCACGTCGCCCGCGTAGCCATCGAGGATGGCCTCCATGGTCACGCCGAACGGAAGCGCGGTGCCGTTGACGTGAGGAGTGATGGCGTCGACCGCCGTCGTGGCTTTCTTCACGATGCGATACTTCGCGATCGTGGTGCCGGTGGAGTTGAGGCCCGGGCGAATGCCGCCCTGGTCCTTTACGATAGCTCGAGGCTGAGACATCTAAAGTTCCCTGCTGAAGAGTTGGATGCGGGCGTTCGCGGGTCAGTTGAGCTGGAGCTCGACCGTCTTGCGGTACTCGGAGGCCTTCTGAACCTGCTTGTGGTGCGGCAGCTTCGCGAACGCCGGATCGGCCTTCGACAGGTGCGCCATGAGCTTCATCGTCGGGTTCGGACCGGGCACCCCGCGGAGATCGATGATGGGCTTGCCCTCGGCGTTCGTCGTCGGGTTCGGCTCGATGCCGATCACTTTGCCCGGCTTCGGCGCCTCGATCTGCGTGCCGTTTGGCCCGGCGACGAGGGTCGTCGAGAGGTGCTGGTGAGCGCCGTCCTTTACGCCGTACTCGGCAAGGAACTTCTCGCGCCCGGCTTTGCGCGCATCGCGGAGCTTGCTCAGCTTGAGCTCGCCGTCGATCTTCGCGGCGTCGCCGAGTTGCTTGATTTGCTCGTCGATGAGGTGCGACCGGTAGGCGCGCATCGCCTTAGCCGCGCCGTCGCCCGAGAGGTTGCCCGCCTTCATCGCGGCGCCGACGTCGGCTTGCGCGATCGCGGCATCCGCGGTCTGCTCCTGCGTGAGCAGGTCGCGAAGCTCTTGGAGCACGCCCTGGATCTTTTGCTCGGCGGCGCGGAGCTGAGGGATGACCTTCAGCGCTTCGCCCGTGAGCGGGACGCCGAGCGCTTCGAGCACGGTCGTCAGGTTGTTGTTACCGGCGACGGCCTCTTCGACGGCAGCGCCGACTTCGCCATCGTCTGCGGCAAGCCGGATCTTCAGCGCCTTGCAGACGCGCTCGCGGAGCTTCTCATCCATGTGGGCACCCGTACGTGTAGGTTGACGGTCATCGGGCGCCTCCGACGAATCGCTCGCGGAGCGTACCGCGCTCCGGCCGCCTTGGCTAGTCGGACGATTCGCGGCGGCGAGCGGCTCGAGGTCGAGCATGAACGGGTGATTGGTGATCGCGATGCTCGTGAGCATCGGTCCGAGCGGCGCTTTAGTGATCCAGTGTACGCTCGCGAGGGCGAACGCGATCGAGACCCAGCGCTGCTTCCGAAGCCTGATTTGCTCGCGAAGCTGATCGCCGAGGTCGCCGAACGCCCAGAGCTGAGCCTTGCCGTCGGCGCCATTTCGGATGGCGACGTCGAGCACCCAGCCGCAGGCGGGCGCCCCGGTCTGCGGGATCGTGCCCTCCCACGGCGGGCACTCGCTCGCGTGCTCGTAGTCGAACTGCAGCACGGGCTCGACGCCGCCGATGTAGGTCTCGCCGCCGGCGAGCTGCAGTGAGCCCGCGCTGTACTGCGGGTGATCGCGGAAGTTTTTAACGAACGACTCGAAGACCGCGCGCGTGAGGTTGAACGGGCCCTGGTGGTGCCCTTCGTACATCCCTTCGTTCGCGCAGTGAATCCACTTAAAGCGCGGGATTTCCGCGGCCGTCGTGATCGTCGTGTCGTTCGCCGGCGCTGCCTCGGCGTCGAGGATCTTCACCCCGAGCCCGTAGTGCGTCGCCCAGTTCTTCACTGCCGCTTGCCCCATGCCCGAAAGTCTACGGGCCGCGGAGCTCGGCGCGCAACGCAGGCTCGGGCCCGAGCGCGCGATTGCCGATCCATGGATCGGTTTCTCGAGGTAGGCTTTGGGCATGAGCGACGTCGTCCGAATCCAAGCGAGCGAGGCTGAGGTGATCGTGCACGGCTTCGCTCCGGAGGAGTACGGCGGCGAGAAGATCACGAACGTCGGGCGCGGCCGCATCACGCTCGTCTCGGACACCGGCGAGCGCATCGTGCTCGAGCCGGGTGAGAGCGGAGTGCTACGGCGACCGAAGGGAGCGTATCGGATGGCGTGCCCGGAGTGCGGCCTGCACACGGGCGTGCACGAGACTTGGTGCCCGCTTTGGGAGCCGTACTAATCGTTCGCGCGCTCGCGCTCCGGCGGCGGGTCGTTGGCGGGCTCCATCGACGGGAGCGCGCCGCCCTCGAAGAGCGAGCCGATGCCCGAGGCGAAGCCGAAGTCTGGCAATCCGCTGATGCTCGAGCCAGACTGCACTCGCCCCGCGCCTTGCTTCACGCTGAGCGAGCGCACGCGGCACCGGCAGTTGTAGCCGTATGGCGTGTAGGCGATCAGCCAGAACGGGTCGTTCGCGCGGAGCACGAAGTTGCGGTGCGTCCGGCGCTGGCGCGGCGGGCCGTCGCCGACCGGGAGCGATTCCCAGAAGGGCCGGGTCGCGAGCACCTCGGGCTGGGTCATCTGCCGGGCTCTGCCGCTCGAGTAGGCGCCGATCACGTTCGTGCGGAAGACCGTCTCGACGTGACTGGGGTTAGTCGGAGTCCAGCCCGCGCTCTCGAAGCGGGCCGCGGCATGCTTACCGAACTCCGATAGGTCGGCGCCGACGGCGAGCTGTCGGATGAGCTCCTGCTTGACGACCCGCACCATCGCTTCGTTCGCAGCCTTCGCGACGGTGAAGGCCCGGCGCTGCGCGGTCTTCTCCATCTCGTCGAAGATCTCGCGCGTGACCGCCTTCTTTTCGATGAACGCTTTGATGGCGTCGTCGAGCGGGCGCGCTGCGAACTTCGTGTCGCGCTTGACCAGGAGCACGCCGGGGTGCCGAGCGGCGAAGCTCTCGACGGCGACGGCCGTGTCGGTCTCCGATTCGTACCAGGCATCGAGGGCGCCGAGCAGCGCGCCGTGGAGCAGTTCGCGCCCGATGGGCTTCTCGATTCGCCCCGTGCCGAAGCGCTTCGCCGCGCCGTCGATCGCGCTCTTGATGTCGCGCGCGCTGCTCTTGCCCGAGACCGCCTTGACGATGGCGTCCGCGAGCGAGCCCGTCACCGATAGGGTGTCCTCGACGCCGCGCTGAACCATGACGTCCGGCGATCCGAAGATCGTCGACGGCTGGGCGGCGAAGCAGATGGCGGCGCCGCACCCCCCGATCATGCGTTCGTCCAGATCGCCTCGCGCGACACGCCCGTCTTCGCCTTCATGCTTCCGAGGAAGCGAAACGGTAGCCAGTCGGCGCCGGCGCTCTCGCATACGATGACTTGTCCGCGTCGGCTCTGACACCAGGTCGCCAGTGCCGAGAAGTTGATCGCGGCGCTGCCGTGCGGATAGTGCCTGCCCAGATCTCGATAGGGCGGATCGACATACCAGGTCACAGGCACGTCCGCCGCAACCGAGTAATCCGCGTTGAGGATCCGCCAGTGTCGGATATGGCTCACCTGACGCGCGATGCGAGCGCGGGCCTGAGAACTCCAGGTGCACATTCCATGGTGGTTCTCATAGTCGGCGCCCGTCCACGATCCGCGGGTCTTCTTCGGTTGGCTGCTACCCGGGTTAATGCACATGCCGATGAGCCAACGCGCCTCTTGCGGTACGGGTAGCGTATCGACGGACTGGCCCGGTTTGAGGAGCGGGAGCGCGAGTATCTCACTCTCCCTCGCGCGGATGAGGAAGTCCCAAATTCCGGCGATGGCCTTGCTCTTCTCGATGAGCACGATCCGGCGCTCCGGGTATCGGAGCGAGTAGCCGGCGCTCCCGGCGAATGGCTCGATGATCGTCCCGTACTTCGGCACCGGGTAGTGCGGCGCGTTCCGCCACTTGCCGCCGAAGTACGTGAAGAACGGCCGCAAGATCATGCCGGCGGCGACTCGCGCGTCCCGACGATCCGGCGCAGCTCGTCGAGCGGCGCCTGCCCGATGATGTCGAGCTCCTCGCGCGTGAAGCCCGGCTGCGTCCGGGCGAGGAGCGTGAGCCATGCGCCCTTGCTCGCGCTGAGCTGCGGGTTCTTCAGCGGCCGCCACTTGATGATCCACTGCGGCTCGCCATTGACGAGCTCGACGTCGCGCTCTCGTTCGATGCCGCACCAGGTGCAGAGGTTCTTTCGGCCGTGCTCGCACGCCGGGATCTTCAGCTCGTTCATTTTCTCGCAGAGCGCGGCGATCGAGTCGGGCTCGTCGTCGTCCGCGGGCATCGTCGACGCCGGGAGCGCCGGGAGGGCGGGAGCGGGTAAAGCGCCGGCAGGCGGCGTCGCATCGGGAGGCATCCCATCGCCACCTGCCGGCAAGTTCAAAGCCGGGAGCGGCGACTCGGCGAGCTCGCCCGGGAGCGGCGCATCGCCGACCGGGTAAACGATCACCGGCGCCGGTGGCAACGGTGCCTGCCCGAAGTCGGCCGGGCGCTGCACCTTGATCAGGTACGGCTCGCCGTCGCGCACCTCCTGGACGCCGAGCTTCTCGCGCGCCTCCTCGACCGTGACCTGAAGCCCGAGGTCGAGCGCCGCGCCGAGCCGCTTGCCCTCCTCCTCGCGGCTCACGGGCGGCTCGGTGCGGAAGATGAACCGCGGCGCGTGGTCGACCTCGCCCGGGCCGAAGTTCACCGCGATGATCGCGTCGGTGATCTGGTCCTCGACGGTCTCGCCGACGCGGCGCGCGTCCGACCAGATGATGAGATCTTCCTCGGATAGGTGCGCGTCGCCGATGCTCGAGCCGAGCCCCGTCGAGACGGCGTCCGTCGTGCCCGTCGAGCCGAGCACGAGCTTCGACTGCACCTTCTCCGAGTGGCTGATGATGTCGCCCGAGACCTGGCCGGCGCCCGAGAAAGGCTGGATGACCTGCACATCCCAGCCGCGCGGCATCTTCGCCGTGTTGTGGTAGCCGAGCCGCTTGACGGTCTCGAAGGCGGTGTCTCCGCTCTCTTCGTTGCCGGAGAGGTCATCGCCCGGGATCGGTTTGACGATACGCCACGGGCGGCCGAAGACCTCCTGGAGGGCCATGCGCTCGCGCACGCCGGCGCGGCCGAAGTAGCTCCAATAGAGCGTGCGGATGGCGAGCCCCTCGCGCTCCGGGTAGTCGTTGAAGAGCCGCGGCGTGTAGACGCAGAACTTGTACGGGACGTCCGCGAGCGGGTAGCCGATGTCGCGGAAGTCGCCGCTGTCCGAGCGGGTGTCGATAACCCGCACGTCGCGGTCGCGACCGAACGAGAGCCGCCGGGGGTGGATCCAGTTCAGGCCGATCAGGTTCCACTCGGCGCTGAAGTACCGCCAGTCGAGCTCAAGCGCGGCGCGGTTGTCGTAGGCGGCCCACGCGAGGTAGATGAGCGCGTCGCGGAAGCGCGGGATCGACTCGAGCTGGGCGCGCACGTAGGAGGCATAGAGCTCGGCCTTGCCCGCCTCGACGTAGGCGCCGCTCGCCGGGACGATATCCCAGTCGAGCGCGGCGAGGCGGTTGAGCCTCTTCTGGAGGATGGCCGAAAGGTGCCCGTCGTACGTGAGTTGCTCGCGCGAGATGTCCGTGATCGGGCACATCCGCCCGCGCTCGGCGGAGCGAAGCGCGAAGTCGATGGCCTGGAGATCGAGCCCTTTGCCGTAGTGCGGGCGCTCGTTCTCGCTCTTCGGCACGCGCTCGGCGAAGAGCGCTCTCGGTAGAATGCCGGTATTGACCGGCACTAGTGGCATGGCGCTCGTCGCCTGAACGCGTGCCGACCCTCCTTGCTGCCGCCCTCGTCGCTTCACCCTCCGGAGATTACCCGGCCGGGCACCGTAGCGCACCACCTCACGCTAGCGATGTCAACGAGAAACCTGTATATGGATCGCTTTCGAAGGGGTGCCCCATGACCGAGACCAATGACGAGCGCCCGCCGTCGCTCTCCGATTTCGAGGGCGCGAGCGAGGCGGAGATCGCGGCGCTCCCGCCCGATGAGCGCCGGCTCGTCCGCGCCGAACGCGCATGTTGGAAGCTCGACATGATCGCGATGGATCTCACGACCGAGTACCAGCGGCGCGCCGTATTCGACAAGAGCGACTGGGGCGATGGTGCCTGGCAGACGGAGCCCGACCTCGTGATGTGGCGCGCGAAGGCACCGCCGCACTACCGCTGCATGGTCGCCCGGAGCTTCTTCGGTAGCCTGAACGGCTACGTCGCGATCCCGCCGGGGCATCCCGCGCACGGCGTCGTCCACCAGCGGCTTAAGCACGTGCCGTCGCATCGCGGGCTGAGCTTCTCGGGACACGCAACAGCAGAGCATTGGGTGCTCGGCTTTGACTGCGGTCATGGGTTCGACATTCAGCCGGCGTCGAATGCTCGTCTAAGACAGGTTGGGGCGCTGCCGGGGTTCATGAGTGGCGACGACGACGGCATGGGCGAAGTGTTCCGCATGCGCTACCGCGATCTGCCCTACGTGCGCGAGGTCGTCGAGGCACTCGCGGCCGCGCTCGCGAAGATCGCGGCCGACGGCGTGCTGCCTCCGGAGGGCTCCGGCTTCGACGATGAAGAGACGACGGAGCGCGAGCCGTGAGCGGACCCGTCTACGCGGTGAAGCCCGACGCCGATGATGAGCGCTACGTCGCGCGTCGCTCGAGCGGGCTTCGACTCGTCCCTTTACCGGCCGAGGTGTTTGCCCCGGCCGTCAACGCCGGAGACCGAGACATGCCGAAAGCCAAGACACGTAAGCGATACACCGATGAAGAGAAGGCCCCGATCCTCGAGCGGCTCAAGACGCAGAGCGCGACCGCGGTCTCGACGGCGACGGGCATCACGACAGGCACGCTCCGGGAGTGGGCGGCCGCTGCTGGCATCAAGATACCTGACGGGCGCACGAAGAAGATCGCCGACTGGGTAGACCCTCCCGCGAAGCCCGCGGCGAAGCCCGTCACGAACGGCCACGCCAAGCCGCCGACGCCCGAGTCCGAGGGCCCGCGGCTCACCGTGAGCGGGCTTCCGAGCTACATCCAGCGGTGCGTCGCCGAGCAGCTACCGGGTATCGTGCGCGAGGAGCTGCAGAAGGCGCTCGCCAACATCGGGCGGAAGTTGTGAGGACGTTTGCCGAGGTGCTGCGTTCGTGGTCCGAACTGGAGCTGCGAGAGTTGACCGGTGACCGGCAGTATGGCGAGGCCGCTTGCGCCGAGCTCGAACGCCGCGCGCGACCATGCACGTGCTTTCTTGGTCAGCCGGCGAAGCGCGACTGCCCACGCCATCAGGGGTCGCCGCTATGATCCGTCTGCCTAAAGACGCCCGCCGAGTATCGGGCGCCCAGCCATGGGTCGAGTTGCACAAACACGTCAATGAACTCTACTGGGGCGACCGCGACCGCGACGGGCCGCCAGCGGCAAAGCCGACCGCGTTCCGCGGCGTCGTGGTGATCGGGTGCGTCGTCGTGCAGGCGCCGGGAGTTGCGGGCGAGCTCGCACTAGGCACGGGCTGCGCGTGGACGTGGGATGACAAGAATCCGGAAGTCGCTCGCGCGCTCGCCGAGCAGCTCCGGGAAGCGGCCGACGCGCTCGACCGCGAGGCGGGCTCGTGAGACTCCAGGTCTGCATCTCGAGCGTGAGTCCGGAAGCGACCTCCGAGATCCTCGCGCGGGCGGCGAAGTGCGCGCCCGGCGTGAAGGTCTTTAGCACCACGAGCAACCGCATCGTCGGCAAGACGCTCGCCTACGAATTCACCGATCCCGATCTGTGGGCGGAGGTCGAGCTCGAAGACGACACGGACATGGCCGGCACTCGGACGGCGGCTCTTATCGCGATGGCGCCGGCGGGGCCGATGATCGCCGCCGTGATGCTCACGCGGCTCTCACGCCCGATGATCGAGGCGGCGGGGCTCGGGCTCACGCACGCGCAAGCGGTACAGTTCGTCCACACGAAGAGAGGTAAAGCATGAACCGTCTCGACCCGCTGCTCGAGGAAGTCATCGAGGCCGGGCTCATGACGCGCGAGGAAGCGCTGCGCGTCGACGCCTTCGCGGAGCGGCTCGCGAAGGCGAAGGCCCGCGGTGAGATAACCGAGGCCGAGGCCAGTCGGCAGATTGTCGAGCGCGCCATCGCTGACGCGCTCGCGAGGGGTAAAGCGTGAACCGTCACGATCGTCGGAAGGCCGCGGCGCAGGCGCGCCACGGTTCCGACACGATGGGCTCGAGCTACAGCACGGCACCTCTACCCGACTACGTGCTCAATCACCCGGCGTTCAAGGCGGGCGAGAAGGCTGCCGCCACGGGCGAATTGCCGGAGGGGTACGTGAGGCTGATTCACGAGACCGCCAATCTGATGCGCGAATGGGTGTCATCGCGAGCGGTGAAGCCCGACCTGCGCTGGGTTCAAGAGCGAGAGGGCGGCGCCTTTATCGCGGCGGGCCTCGACGTCGGGGCGCACTACCTGGCAGATAGTCCGGACGCCTTCGCCTTGCCGGCTTGGCTCGACGAGCGCACGGGTCAGCAGCTCTCGCTCAACCAGGCGCGCTGGGCGCTCCGTATCTACCAGCACGGCGAGCTGTCATGAGCCGCGAGGTCTCGCGCGAGCTGCGCCGGCTCCGCTTCGTGACGGGCGGCCGCGGCGTCTTCCTGCTTTGCGAGGTCGGGCGAGGCGCGCAGATACGACTGCTCCCGACGGGCGAAGCGTGCGGCGCCCTGGAGCGCGCCGCCGGGCGGCTCGGGTTCGGCAACCACTGGAAGGGCGTCACGAAGGCGCTCTCGATGTGGGCCCTGCCCGACGTCCTGAGCGAGGCGATCGAAGAGCAGGAGGCGCTGCCGTGACCTTCTACACGGTGCCGTGGTTCCCCGAGCTCGAGGGTAGCACCTACCAGCAGATGAGTAGCCAGGGCCTCCACACGACCATGATGGTGGCGTGGGCCACCCGTAGGCTGGGCTGGGCGGCGCCAGTCGTGTTCGGATTACAGATGGGCTGGCTCTTCGAGAGCCTCCCCGATGACCTGCAGACCACGGTGGCGCGCGGCGCCATCCTCACCGCGCGCCGGCTCGGGCTCATCGAAGAACGCGCCGGGCAGGTCGGGCCGAGCGACACGCTGATGCGCATGCGCCCGTGGTGGGAGTCGTGAGCCGCGCCGATCGAGAGCGCGAGCTCCGCTCCGAGACCCGCCGCTTGAAGGCCGCGCTCGGCGCCATCCACGACCGGCTCCACGCCGGCGAGATCGACGAGGCTCACGAGCAGTGCGAGTGCGCGCTCGCCGGCGGCGACGTCACGCAACCGAATCTGACGCCGGCCAACACGGCGCTCTCGATGAGCTTCGCCGCCGAATTCAACGCGCTCGCCGAGCGGCATAAGGTCCGCGCGTGCTGCGTGCTGCTCCTACCGAGCGCGACCGTGAAGAACGCGGTGAGCATCCAGATATGCGGCGAGGTCGCGGCGTGCAAGATCGTCGAGGAGCGGATGTTCGGCTCGCCATCGACGTACATGGGCGACCACGCCCAGGCCGAGCCCGGCGAGTGAAGCCCCTACCGTGAGCCGCGCCAGGCGGCGCGGGCCGCCCACGCGACGGCTAGGACGCGCCGCGCGAGCGTAGCGCCGGGCGCCTCGACCTCCGCCATGAGCTCGGCGGCGCGGTCACGGTGCGTCGCGGCGACCCGTTCGAACGTGCCTCGTGCGGACTCCGTATCGCGAAGCGCAAACAGTAACTTCTTTAGATGTTCGTCGAACGCATGAATGGCGCCGTCCGGACCGTTTCTCTTGGACTCGGCCTCCGCGAGTAGATCGCGGAGCAGCTTCTCCGTCGCGCGCGAGTGCTCGAGATGGCCGAGCGCTTTGCCCGCCTCGACGAGCAGGGCGGCGGCGGCGCGGAGCTTGGTCATTGGCACCCTCGGAGAAGGGCGCCGATCCACGGCGCGAGGCCCGCCAGGCAGAAGAGCCCGAAGATGCCGCCCGCGAGCACGGCAAGCGCGACCTCGGTCTCGCGCTTCACGGCTTCAGCCCCCGGCGCGCGAGCTCGGCGCGGCATGCGCCCACGACTGGCATTGAGGGGGCGTCCCCGTGCAACTCGATTGTCCAGTGCAGGTCTTCGTCCTCGATCGCCGCCATCGCATCGAGCACCGCCTGCTCGGCCTTGGAACGGGACATCTCTCTCTCCTGGTATTGGCGGTACGCTTCGCTGTTTACGACATCGTTGACCTCGGGGCGGGCCGGCGCCGCGGGGTGGCCGTGCTTACGGTCCCACACCTTGACAGGGCAGCGCGGTGACTCGCAGTCGGGTTCGCACACGTACGGGTTGGTCGGCGCCGCGGACTGGCCAGTGGTCGCACGGTGGATCGCTGCCAGAACCGCGCGGTCCTCCGGCACGTCGTAGATAGAGCGGGAAGGCGCCGCGGGCTGGTTGGCGAGGAAGATGTCCGGCGTCGGCTTGCCCCATGCGTCAATGCTCACCGCTGCCTCCGTGCGCGCTGCCGCGCTAGGTCGTCGTTGAGGCTATCGAGCGGGCTCCGGAAGCGGATGAGCCACCCGAGCCAGAGCACGCGCGCGGCCATCAGCGCGACGAAGCCGAACGCCATCAGGTACCCGGTGGGAGTGAGACCGTCGGCCACGGCTAACGCTACCATGAAGGTCATGACGGCGCCGCACACGGCGCGCTCGGCCTCGACGCTAGCGGCGGTCAATGTGGCTCCTCGTCGCTCATCTCCGCGCGCATCCGATCACTGATCGCGATCATCTCATCGACGGCCGCGAGCTTCCGCTTGAGCGTCGCCTCGGCTAACCAGCGGGAACCTAGCCCGAAGGCCTGTCCGATCATGAGCGCCACCCATCCCGGCCACTGCGGCCAATTCAGCGAGAAGGAGAACGACGCGAGAAAGAGCCCGACCGCGCCCAACGCCAGGGTTTGCGAGGCGTAGTAGCAACACTTAGCGACGCGCCACCAGCGCCGGTCGAAGGCCTCCGTCCGCGCGATGAGCTCGGATCGTTCGAGTAGTAGGTCGAGCCGCTTGCCGCGCTCGGCATGCGCGAGCGCGGCCGGGTCAGTGTCGAGCCAGTTCATCAGCAATCCTCCGGCTTCTCATCCCAGAGCGCGCGGGCTAGTTCCCACGGCGTGCGCGGGCTCTCCCATCGCGAGCCGTTCGCTATCATCGCGAGGACGGCCGCGCGAATGAAGTCGTGCTTTCGCGTCTCGAATTCTGCGCTATCAGAGGCGCTCCGCTCGAGCGTAGCGATCCGCGCCTCGGCGGTTCCGATCCGCCCCTGTAGATCTTCGATGTCGCTCTGCTCGTTGGTCATAGTACTCCGAAGCTTAGCAGCGACTTCCACTGCGCGACGGTCACCGCCCGCACCGTGCCCGCCTTCTCGCACGGTAGCTCGCCGTGGGCGCACGACGCGGAATAGCAAGCGGCGCAGATCTTCACGAGCGAGCCCGGGCCGAGCCGCGCGTGCGGAGGGCAGAACCGGTCGGCGCTCGCGCAGCCCGCGCAGACGTGGCGGTTGCACGCTCCGGCGCGGCCGTTCCGCGTGACCGGGTAGCGGCAGAGCACGGCGGCGGGCTTCCGGCACGTGCTCGTCTCGCAGCGCACGGCGGCGCGAAGGCAGTCCGGCATCAGCACTGTCCCTTCAGCCATGCGATGTAGTCCTGGTGCTCGGTAAGCACGGCTCGCGTGCGCCGCCTCCACTCCGGCCAAATCACGACCGACGCAAACATCGGCCACAACCCTCGCGTGTGCTCACCGTCTTCGAGTGCATTTAGGGCGGTGACGATAGCGCCGAGCGCGAGCAACGCCACCATGGCGCGGAAGTAGCGCTCCGCCTCACGCATGAGAGAGTCGACGCGCGCGTAGTGAAGCCGTCGGTCTTCGTAGAACGTGCGATGCATCAGTGCACCATCCGCCCGGGCTCGGGCGTGAAGCCCTTCGCGACGAGTGCCCAGAGAAGATCCTCTCGCATCCGCCAGACCTGGCTACCGTACAGAATCGCATCGAGCTCGGCCCGGCTCATGCGCGGCTTCGCTTCCGCGAACGCGAGCCAGGCCTCCTGGAAGGCGGCGCCCTCCTCTTCGGTCACGGCGTGGATGTGGAAGACGAACTGCCGCCCCTCGCGCTCGACGAGCATGCAGGCGTGAAGCCCGGGCGGGTCGGCGTTGACGATATGCCGAAGACAGGCCTGCACCTCCTCCGGCTCGAAGCCGAGGTTCGTGATGATGGCGTGCGCCGCGTAGCCTTCGTGCACGATGCGGTCGATGAGGTCGGTCACTCGCGCTCCTTCGCGAACTCGATCCGCGTGACGATCGTCGTCGGCTCGCACTTGTTGGCCTTGCAGAAGAACGCGATGAAGTCGCCCGGTGTCCAGTCCGGGAAGCCCTCGCGGCGTACGTCGTCCGCGGTGATCGTGTCGAGCCGCTCGCGCCGGACGTTTAGGACGCGGAGCGCGCCGAGCTTCTCCTGCCGTCCGCCCTTCGGGATGCCCATGCATTTGCGCACGGCCGTGTAGACGTCGCCCTCGCGGGCGTCGAGCCAGCCGAGGCGCCGCGTCACGTCCTTCTGCCCGAGCACGAAGGCGCGCTCGGTCAGGCCGAAGCTCATCGCGCGGGGCATCAGCCTTCCGCCTTAGCGACGCGCAGGCCTTGAGCAGCGAGGTACCCGAGCAGTGCTTCCCAAGTGCAGGTGTCGGAGCCGCAGAAGCGGCACTCGCCGAACCCGTCGATAGGCGAGACCGCGCACCCTTCGGCGTCATCCTCTACGCGGAGCGGCCCGCACTGCGTGCAGAACGCGACCGGCGCGCTCACAGCTCCTCCTCGAGGAGCCGCCGCACCGTGATGGGCTCGTCGAAATGGAAGTGCTTCTCGGCCCACGCGAGGATCGCGGCGTCGAGCTCGGGCGATGGCGTGACATCCTTCACCGGGCCGTCGATGACGATGAGCGTCGCCTTCAAGCGCTCGGCGGGCGGGCGCTCAGCCACGGCGAATCTCCTCGGCGAGCGACCACTCGCGCAACTGCTTCGCCAGCTCTGGGTTCTCCAACTCGATCGCGAACGAGTACGCTATCATCGCCTCGCGAGAGGCCTTGGCGTACGCGCTCGATCCTCCGGGCTTCAGCACGAAGTACTTCATCCGCAGTCCAGGCACGTCAGCCACCGAGCACCTCCCGGAGGTCGCTCGCGAGCCGCGACTCCGCCGAGTCGACGGGGCGGCCTTCCGCCAGGATCTTGCGGGCGCTCTCGATGCGCTCGGCTTGGGCGTCGATGATGCGCAGGGCTTTGACGACGTCCTGTCGCGTGTACCACCCGTTGGTGAGTGCAGCGCGATCTTCGGCGGTCAACTTCTCGATGTCAGCCACGGAGGGCCTCCAGCGCGAGCCCGAGCGCTCGCGTCGCGTCGTAGCCGACATGGCTCGCGCACCCGATGGCCCTCGCCACCCGTGCGCGCAGGGCCGCTAGCTCGGTCTGCTGCGCTACCCCGGCCTTCTCCATCGCGTCGATCAGTTGGGCAGCCGCGGCCAGCTTCGCCCCGAGCTCGTTGCACTCGGCGTGCAGGCTCAGGTTCTCCTCGACGTGCTCGGCGAGCGTAGCGCGTGCGGCTGACAGCTCGCGCTCGGCCTTCATCAGCGCGGCGCGCTCGCTCACGTCGGGCTCCGGAGCGCGGCCTTCAAGGCGCGGATCATGGCTCCCGCTCTTCATCGTCATAGCGATCGGTCTTGTCGGTGAAGAACCGCGAGGTGGGTGGGGCGTCGGCTGCAGGTGGCTCTCTTGCTGTTGGGTGAAGTGCGGGACTGTCGAGCGCGCTCACGAGCCATCGTCGAAGCATGCCCTGCCAGTCTCGTTTGACGTCGCCGCGGCCGCGCCAGTACTCGATGAAGGTAGCCGTGAGCGCGCTGAGCTGCTCCGGACTGACGCCGAGGTGCGTCGCTGTCGATGCGATGTGCGCGTCCAGCTTCAGATCGGCGGGGCACGGCTCGGCTGCCGTTGGGTGATCGGATGAGAACGTCGGCGTGAGATAGGCTCGAGCGCCGTGAACCGATCCCCGTAGGCGGGCTCGCAGGCCCGCGCTGAGCGGTGGCGGCCGAGGCGCCGAGCCGCCTGGCTGCGAGCGATCCCACTCGACGAGCCGGCGCTCGTCCTCATCGAGCGCTTTTCGGACGCGCTCGCGATCGGCCTCGTCGGTCGAGACGCGCACCGGCGCGAGGTATCCATCGAGCGCTGGCGGCAGTTCGCCCGTCAGCAGCGTTCGCAGCTCCTCGCCGTCGCCCTGCCCTACGACGAGCGTGCCGACATTCGCGCCGCGGATCCACACGGTCACGTACTCGTGCGGGCCGGCGCTCGCCTCGATGCGCACGCTCGTGATGAAGCGCGCGCTCACCGCGGCACCTCCGGATCGACGCCGCAATATTCGATGATGAGCAGCCGCATCTTCGCGAGCTCACGCCGCCCGCCCGTCGTCGCTACGCGGCCCACTACCAGGCCAACGATGCCGAGCGGTGCGCCGACGCGAAAGGCTATCCAGGTCGGCGCCCACCACACGCTGAGCAGCGCAATGGTTCCGACGACCATGGCTGCCATTGCCACGATGACCAACGCTTGGAACATCTCGATGCGACGCTTCAGCGGTAGCCAAAGCTCATCGGGTACGGGTCGCGCGCTCATACGAGCCTCGGCTTCGGGCGCTTCCGCGTCGTGTTCGCCGGGTGCGTCATGCCCTCGAAGTCGACGTGCACCATGTTCGCGTCGTGCCGCCGGCACCAGACCTGGATACCGAGCGGCGTGAAGCCCGCCTCGATGTCGGACCCGTTGCCTCCCGCGACGCAGAGCGCGCAGTGGAAGAACGTGTGGATCTCTCTCTCGTTGCCCGGTGGCGGGCGGTCGTCTCTCTTGGTCGTCATACCGGCGCCTCGGCGTAACGGGTCTCGGTCTTCAGAAGGGCGACGAGGCCCACTCGGACTCACCCCCCGACGCGGCGCCCGCGACGGACGCGAGGGCAGCGCCGGCATAGTCGAATAATTGGGTGAGCGCGTCAACCCGGTTGTCCTTCCCGCCTTGCTTGCCCGTGAAGCGCTGCACTTCTCGGATGAAGTCCGGCACCCACGGCCCGTCGTAGGCGCCGCCGAACGGCACGCGGATCCGCCCGGCATTCCAGGCGACGCCCGCCGGCTGGGCTCGAAGGAACTTCGACCCGCGCGGCGTGACGCGGTAGAGCCGGAGCTTCGGGTTAAGCCGCGCCGCGACCTGGCTCAGGGCCTTGAAGGCGGAGACCTCCTCGAGGAGGATCGGCGAGCCGCGGAACGTCACGCGCTGGAGCTGCTCGAGGTAGTCGAGTAGATCCGGGATGTCCCGCCATTGGTCCTCGCCGCTGAGCACGTCGATGCGCGTCTCGAGCTGCGGCTTCTCCGGCGTGTGGTGCGGCCCGGCGCGGCGGTAGCACGAGCCGACGACGATGCCGCTCGAGTCCCGCATCTTGTTGTCCTCGATGCCCGGGTCGCAACTGATGACGACGACGGCGCCCGCGATGATGGGCTCGACGTAGCGCGCCGGCTCGCCGAAGATCTGATCGCCGCGCGGCTTCCGATCGTTGGTGTATTGGGAGTACCAGTTGTAGTCTTTGACGTCGTACTTCTTCCGCGCGAGCGCGGAGAGACTCCAGCGCGCCGGCCAGAGCGGGGTGCCGCCGACGAGCTCGTCGGTCTTCTCGTCGTAGACGGCGTCGATGACCGCGGGGAGCGAGATGATCTCCCAGTCCTGGCCGTCCGGGCCCGAGCCGATCTCGCTCTTGAGCGTCGCTATGATGTCCTGCTCGTTCCACGCCTGGTGCGTGATGAACATCGACCCGCCCGGCTCGATGCGATTACCGAGCGTGCCGCGCCAGGTCTCGAGCACGGCCTCCTGGATCACCGGCGACTCGGCTTCGGCGCGGCTCTTGTACGGGTCGTCGAAGACGCCCATGTTGTAGCCCTCGCCCGTGAAGCTGCCGCCGCGACCGCCCGCGGTGAAGCTCCCGCCGTCGAGCGTCTGCCAGTAGCTCACGGCGCTCGCCGGATCCTGGCGGCCCTTGCTCACGATCTTCTCGTCGCCCGCCCACACCCCCGCGCGCTGCGCCATCGCCCGAGCGCGCCGGCTCTTCCGGAGCGCGAGGCTCGCGGCGTACGAGCAGTAGAAGATGTGGTCGTCGGCGCGGTACCGGAGCCGCCGCGCCGCACCGGCGAGGATCGTCTCGGTCTTCCCCATGCGCGGCGCGACCTCGACGAGCGCGTACACGGGCTCGCTCATCGAGCGATCGAGCGCGTCGAGAAGCGGCGCGAGGTGATCGGGCCGATCGTACTTCGGCGTGTGCATCTCGATGAAAAGCCCGAGATCGTACTCCGCCCGGTCGACGTCCGCGCTCCAGCGAGCGAGCGCCCGCTCGTGCGCCTCTTCCGGATCTATCTCCGGGTCGATGAGTGGTGCCGCCATGCCCGCGAAAGGTTGCGACGCGGAGGCAGCGTGCCTTGCGTGGGTGACGAAAGTTACTACAGACCCCCGCGTCGCACCGCGGAGCCTATCACGATCACTCGCCGCGCGGCGAGCAGCGCCCGTCGTGGTCGTTACCGCACTCGTCGCAGCGGCGGCGCTCTCGCGCTCGGTGCCGGACAGCCGCGTCGATGAATTCGAAGCCGCTGCGCGCCAGGGCGTAGAGCAGGTAGAGCCCGAGCGCCACGAAGAGCGCGTCGCCGAGCGGCTTCATCAGCGAGTCCGCGGTCACGGCTGAACCCTCGGCGCGTGGATGCAGCGCGGGTGGTGCTCGTCCTCGACAGCGCCCGTCCAGTATTGGCAGCCGCAAAGCTCGACGTGCGGGTCGAGCCGGAGCGCCCGCATCTCGCTCTCGACCGGCGGGCGCCCGCTCGGCGGCGGCGGCTCCGTGTGCGCGGCGTGAAGCGCGGACTCGAGCGCCTCGGCGCGAGCCTTCCACTCCGCGAGCTGCGCGCGTACGCACCCGGGCAGCGGCGTCGGCGCGGCCGCGAGCCACTGCTCGACCCGCTGCTCGTCGACCTCGAGCCAGCGGAGGATGTCCTCGACGTTCGCGCCCTCGCGCCGCCACTGCTGGACGAGCTGCTGGCGGGCGTCGACGAAGTCTACCCAGGCCGTCACGCGGTGACCTCCCATCGGAGCTTGGCCTGCAGCGGGTGCTTGTCGACGCGGGGCCGCGAGGCGCACGACCAGGAGCGGCCGCGCACCTCGGCCACGACGCGCCAACCCGCGCCGCGGAGGCTCTCGCCCGGCTCGCTCGCGAGCGTGTAGGTCACGAGCTTCCGGTAGCCCATCGCCCGGCAAGCGCGCCAGGCGGCGCCGTAGAGCAGCGAGCAGGCGTTCCGGGTGCCGTCCGAGGCGAGGCGCGTGACTTCGGCGGTGTAGTCGCCGTCGAGGCGGCGCGCGACCGGGCGCCCTACGATGGCGACGCCGACGATCTGCTCGCCGAGCATCGCGCCGATAGCGAAGAGCCCACCGACGGGCGCCGGGTGGTGGCGATGCTTCGCGGTCACGAACGCGCACGCCTCGCCGAGAGTCATCGGGCAGACCTCGAGCCGAGTCACGAGCGCCGCGACGGTTCTCATGGCGCCGCGCTCCGCTTCGCGCACTCGCGCGCTCGCCAGCCCGACACGCACGGCTCGCACGCTTGCGAGTCGCCGCTCAGGATCTCCATGTCGTCGAGCTCGAAGAGCGCGCCGCAGAACTCGCAGCGCCACCAGGTCGTCTCGCCGTCGTGATAGGTCTCGGGGTACGCATAGCGGCAGAACCGGCAATTGCACGGATACTCGCGCATGCTCTCGTCGCGGCAGCCGCCGCAGCCCACGGCGACGCACTCCGGATCGGGCGTCGACACCCACTCGATGTTGGTCAGAGTTACTTCGCCGACGATCACGTTTCGACCTGTCGTTTCCAGAGCGCGAGCGCCGTCGCCGTCGGGACGCGCAGCGGCGGGTCCTCGCCCGTGAGATGGCAGCGCATGCCGGCGAGCGAGCGGCTCACGCACTGGCTCACGCGCGCTTCGCTCACGCGCTCGTCGGCGCCGATGTCTTTCTGGAGCCGGTTCCGCTCGAAGGTCGCGCGCATCATCCGGGCGTCGCGCGCGCCGAGCGGCGCCGACCACGCCTTCGCGGCGTCGAGCCGGGTGATCGCGAGCTCCTCGACGCTCTCGCCGGCGGCGGGCATGTAGTCTTCCCAGGCCCCGCTCATGTCCTCGAGGTGCACCATGCGCGGCGCGATACGCCCGCGGCGGCGGCGGCCGAGCCAGTCCTGGCGGCGGAGCTCGTCGATGATCTCGCCCCGGATGCGACACCGGAGGTACCACTCCCACGCCGGGCCCTCGCCGTCCGGGCTCCGTCGCATCCCGTCGAGAAGCCCGATGAGCGCGGCCTGCTCGAGATCGCCCGTGAGAACGCTACGCGGCAGGCGCCGTAGGAACCGGTGCGCGACGTCTTGCGCCATCTTCATCAGCTTTGGATCGAGCGTCACGTCGGCACCCTCCCTTCGAGCCCGGTGCAGTGCGGGCAGTGCTCCGTGTGTTTTAGCCGATAGCAGACCGCACAGACAACCTTGCCCGTCGCCGCGAAGAGCGCCGCCTCGAGCGCGTTGATGAGTCTCTCCGCGTGCTCGAGCCGCGCGCGGAGCACCGCCTCACGGAGCTCAACCGAACCGGACACCGTCGGTGCGCCGCTTCCGGAGCCGCGCGGCCTCCTGCCGGAGCGCCCGGGCCTCCGCGCGGTAACGCGTCGCGAGCTCGGACCGCTCGGTCTTCTGCGCTTCCTCTTCGAGCTGCGCTGCTTTCACGTCGAGCCGCTCGGGCTTGTCGGTGATCATAGGCTGAAGCCGACTCCGCCGGTCTTGCTGCAGTCCATCACCGCGCCGCCGCCGCGAATGGTCACGCCGTTGTCGTCGACGCTGATGATGCCGCCCAGCCCGTGAGCGGCCATGTGCGCGCGGAACCGCTCGGCGAGCTCCTGGTAGTCTTCACGCCGAGTAGCGTTGCGCTCGAGCCGAGCTCGGCGCCGAAGCCGCTTCGCCTTACCGACGCGCGGCATCGCCCTCACCGTCGACGCGGCACGAGCTCGCGATCACGAACGCGCGCTGCCAGGCCCGGGACGACCGCCAGTTGTACACGGCGCACCCGGTCGCGAGCGTCGCCCATAGCCCGAGGGCGAAGCCCTGCCAGCCGGAGTGCTCGCAGCCGTGGAAGAACCAGGTCATCAGTTCGGCTCCTTCACGAGCACGCCGCGCGCCCGCATTTCCTCGAAGACGACGCGGCCGCAGTAGAGCCTATCGGGCGTGTCGCGGTCGAAGCCGATCGCGTAGTCGTCGAGGTCCGCCTTGAGCTGCACGCCGTACGGGCGCTCGACGTACGGATCGATCTCCGCGAGGAACGCGACGACTTTCGGATCCGGGTCCTTCTTCATCGCCCGATCCGAATGTCGCCGCCGAGTAGCCCGAAGGCTTGGAGGAGCCAGAGCACGAGCACGAGCACGACGACGATCTGGAGTAACCGCTTGATCGGCGGCGACATCGGCACGAAGGACTCGACCGCCCAGAGAAGCACGCCGACGACAACGAGCACGACGATGAGTCCGATGAGCGACATGCACTCACCGTAGCATCAATGAACCGGGTCGTCGCTCCCGTCCGCGCCGTTCGCGCCGTCGAGCGCCTGCGACTTGAGCGCGCGCCGCGGGCGCCGGCCGTCGCGGGCGTACGCGAGCTTCTCCTCGACGGTCCAGCCCTGCACGGGGTCATGCCGCTCCGTCACGTCGAGCTTCTTCGCCGGCTCGATCCCGAGATAGAACCCGTAAGCGCGGAGCGCGTCGAGCCCGACCCGGAGTGACTGCGCGTCACCGTTGCCCATCGCCTTCGCCCGGATCGTGTCGATGTTTTGGAGGAGTAGCGCGCGCGCTTCCTGGAGCGCCTTCGGATCGTCGCGGAGCCGGAGCCGGATCACCCGGTTCGCCTCCGCCGCGATCTTCCGCACGTTGCTCGGGTCGCAGTTCCATTTCTTCGCGAGCAGCTCGTCGGTCACGCCGGAGAGCCAGGCGCCGCGGCTCATCATCGCGATCACCTCCGCGACCCGCCGCTCGCGGGGCGTTAACCCGGCCAAGCTCGCGGCATAGCTCGGCTCTTCCGGCTCCGCGGGCGCCCTCGCCGCTCCGTTCGAAACATGGATCGGTTTGGCTCTAGACTTCAGCGGCTTCGACATTCGGCGTTAAACCTTTTCGTACGCGTACGCGGGAGGGACCCTGCTCGACCGCCAGGCGCTCCCAACTGCTCGACATCCCAGCGACCAATGGGCCCCCCGGCATCGCTGCCAACCCGGTGAAAGCGCTCGACTTCCACCCGACCAACGACCTGGACATTTGCCGCTCCGGCATCAGACCGCCTCGACGAACCCGGCAGCGGTCCGACCCAGCCTCGAGAAGACCTGATCCCGCAGCGCCCCGGCGATGGCTCGCATCATGAGCGGAGGGACGGCGTTGCCGAGCCGGGCCCACTGCTCCGAGAAGGTTCCGCGCAGCTCGTAGTCTGCCGGGAAGCCGCAGATGATCCGGAGCTCGTCCATGCTGAACTTCCGCGGCTTGCTCGGATGCGTCGCGGTGTGGCCTTGATTGGCCGCGATGCATGGCGCCGGCTCATCAGGGCTCGAGCGTATCAGGATCGCGAAGATGGCGGAGAGCGCCTCCCGCCGCCTCGCATACTCGGAACCTGCCGATGACGCCCGACAATGCATCACGTGGGCCGTGGAGTGGCTGCGTCCCATCACGTAGGTGTGGTGCATCGCGACCTCAAGCCGAGCAACATCATGCTTGCGCCGAATTTTGCCTTCGAATGCCAAAGTCGGTCACCTTGCTCCTTCAAGCTGCATGCCGGGAGCGCCGGCGTGGCGACGCGCTCGATGACCTTGAAGTGAACCGCGTTCAGCGCGTTGACGCCCGACATGATCGTCGGGCACGGTCGATCGGTTACATCGCCCTGACTCCATTGACCGCTCGTGTCGTGCATCACGCGATCGATGACCTTGAAGTCAGTCGGCGCAGCCGCAGTGATCGTGGATGCTGGCTCGTCCAGACTGCTGAGGTTCACTCCGCCGTGAAAGCCGGGCCCTCGATTACCGAAGCTCGCGAGCCCCGGCAGCACCTCGCGCAGTGAGTAGCGGTAGCCGAGCGGCTTCGGAAACTCCGGCTCGAGCCCGAGATCCTTCCGGACGCCCACGAAGATCGAGCGTGAGCGGCTCTGCGGGACGCCGAGCCATTGCGCGTCGAGGACCTTGCAGCGGACACGATAGCCGGCGGCTTCCATCTGCCGCATGATGAGCTTGAAGTAGCCGATGGCCGCGCCGCGCGTGAGCCCCGCGACGTTCTCCGCGACGAAAACGCGCGGCTGCAGGCCCTCGACCAGGCGCACGTATTCGAAGAAGAGATCCTCGTTGCACTGCTTGACGCCGTTGCCGTAGTCGCGCTGCGTGCCCCAGCCCTTCGCGCCCTGCCCTGCCGAGCTGAAGGCCTGGCACGGAGGCGAGCCGTTGAAGACGTCGAGCTCGCCCCGCTCCAGGCTGATGGCGTCGAGGATGTCTCGTGCGTCGACCTTCCGGATGTCTCGCCCATCGAGCAGCGTCTCGGGGTGGTTGGCCGCGTAGCTCTCGCGCGCGATGGGCAGGAACTCGTTCGCCCAGAGCACGCGGCAGCCCGCCATCTCGAAGCCGAGGCAGCTGCCGCCGCAGCCCGAGAAGGTCGAGGCGACCGTGAGCCCGGCGGTGCCGCGAGCTCGGGCCACCTCGGCCATGCTCGGGATTCGGAAAGGCGGTTTGGTCGTCATGTCTTGTCGTCTCTCGGTCACGAGCGCGTCGGTGAACCCCGGTGCCGTGCGCCCGAGCTGTGTGAAGAGTCCGTCGCGGAGGTTGGCCGCGATCGCGTGCATCATGGGGGGGCACCGCGTTGCCGAGCCGGGCGTAGCGCTCGGCGTAGGTGCCCTCGAGGATGAAGTCTGCCGGGAAGCCGCAGATGATGCGCAGCTCGTCGAGGCCGAAGCGACGCGGCTCATGCGGTAGAGTGACGCCAGCGCCATTAGCGCCTTGGACGGTGATGCACGGGCAAGGCAAGTCCGGGTCCGCGCGAATCAGGCTGAAGTACTTGAGCGATGCGCCGCCCGGGCGCAGTGTCTCCCATTCCTTCAGCAGGCAAGGCGCGAGACCCGTCCGGTCGACTACGCGGGCTCGGTTGCCTTCAGCGCCTTCGCTGCTTTGCCCTTCGAGCTGGGCGCCCCGCTCCATTCGTACGCGCATTTCGGACAAGTATAGTCCGTCTTCGCGTCGATGCTCACCTCTGAAAAGTCGGAGGGCGGCAGCACGTTATTCGGTTCCATGAGCGCATCGAAGGTCGCCTCGTCGAAGCCGAGCCGGAAGGCGAGCCCATCATCGAGGCCGATGTCCTTGATCAAGTCGCGGAGCGCGACGTCATCGAAGCGCCCGCGCTTCTGGTCGAACTCGATGGTCATCTCTTTCGCGCGCCGCTCCGGCAGGTTGTCGAGGAAAACCATCGGCGCCTTCGTAAAGCCCAGCTCGATGCCGATGCGCCAGCGATGCTCGCCGTCGATGATGAGGTTGCGCTCGCGACCCTTGTCGTCGGTGCGCCAGATGAGCAGCGCGTAGGCTGCGAGCCAGCCTTCGTTCTTCATGCCCTCGCGCGTGCTCTTGACCTGGTGCTCTGTCATGCGGTTCGGATTCCAGGGATTCGGACGCACGCGCTCGAGCGCGATGATCTCGACCTTCCCCCGGATCTTCGGCGGCTCTCCGGAGGCGGCGAGGCCGCCGATGGGAATGACTGGCGCCGGCTCGGATGCGGCTCGGCGCGGGCGTTTCGTTGCGGCAGACGTCTTTTCAACCATGCTGCAGTGTGCCGGATATTGCCGCGTCATTTCAAGACGCCTGCGTTTATCTGTCTAGCGTCGTAGACAGATGAGCCGCGCCGCGCTATGCTTAAAGGGTGACGAGCCGCGAAGTTATCCAAATCATGAAGCGGCTCGGCTGCGTCGAGACTCGCCAGAAGGGCTCGCACAAGTACTTCGTCGCGCCGTGCGGAAAGTGTCGCACCCCGGTCCCGGACCATAGCGGCGACATCGCGCCGGGTACGCTCGCCAACATCGAAAGGTTGATGACCCCATGCTTCGGAAAAAAGTGGCTCACCGCTCGTTCAAAGTAGTCTTTCAATTCGAGGCGGAGGACGGCAAGGCCGCCTGGATCGTCGAGATCCCCGAGGTGCCGAGTTGTCACACCTTCGGTCGCAGCCTCGCCGAGGCGCGCCGGAACATCCGCGAGGCGCTTGCGGTCTGCCTCGACGACGAGGAGCGCGACGCCATCGCGGAGGCGGCCATCTTCGAGGAGGACATCCGGATGCCGGTCGCCGTGCGGAGCGCGCTACGGAGCTTCACGAAGGCTCAGGCCGAGGCGGAGAAGAGCCGCGCCAAGTCAGCCGAAGCGGCGCGCGCCATCGCGGAGCAACTCAGCCTGCGCGACGCGGGCGAGTTGATGGGCCTTTCCGCCGAGACCGTCCGGAAGTTGCTCAAAACGGGCTGACCCGTAACGGCGATCAAAATCACCCGAGTGTGCCGGCTTCGACGGCAAAACCGATCCATGTTTATGATGTCCGTCGCGGTTCGCCAAATCCCCGCGACGGGCTGGAGAAAGCCCCGTGCATCTATACATCACCCTCGATCAGGAAATCCTCACCGTCGACAACCGCGAAGAGCGCGTCGAAGCTCGACGCCTCATGCGCGAAGCCGGCGTCGCCGAGTTGATGATCTGGCAGGGCGGCCCCGACGAGCCTTGCGAGGCGACCGGTCAGCTGCTGACCAGCAACCCATCGCACTCGCCGCAAGACTACACCGACGAAACGTCCTCGCTCGTCGAGACGCCGAAGTCGCTCGATGACTTCGACTACCCGAATCGCGGCAGCTACACGCTCGCGTCCTGGCTCCGCGTGCTGCTCGATTCCGGTAGCGATGACGCCGAGCGCGAGGAAGTCCTCGAGATGCTCGCCGGCATCAGCCGCGCCGAGGCGCAGACCTTCGATGATGCCGGCCTGCTCACGCAGGATGATGGCGTGGTTCTCACTTTCGCCGATGGCGCCGCCTACCAGATCACCATCAAGAGGGCGCGATGAGCGCGCTCCGCATGCCACCGAAGCCGATGCAGCGTACGATGCTCTCCATCGCAGAGTGCGCTCTCGATGATGGCGGGCGCTCCGCGCACTTCGGCAACCCGAAGGAGAAGACCGCCGTCCGCATGCTCGCGCGCGCCGGCCACCTCGAGATTACTTCGGATACTCGCGAGGAAATCTACGCGAGACTCACGCCCGCCGGGCAAGCACTCCTCGCCGCGCTGCGCGAGGTGGCCCAGTGACCGTCACCGCGTCGAAGAAGATCCGCGCGCTCCTGAAGGCTGCCGGCTACGGCAAGGCCGACGTGAGCGTGTACAACAAGGGTTACTCGATGGGCTCGACCGTCTACGTCACGATCAAGCGCGCCGAGATCCCGCTCGGTGCCGTCGAGAAGATCGCCGCGGAGGGCGAGGAGATCCGGCGCGACGCGAGCGGTGACATCCTCGGCGGCGGCAACTGCTTCGTCGATACGCGCTACGCGCACGAATTGCTCGACGACTACGCCGCGCAAATCAACGCGCAGATCGACGCCGGGCGCTGGCGCTTCGGGATCTTCTCGATCACGAACGACGACCGCTTCACGCTCAGCGCCTGGCGCGACGACGGTGACGGCTCGGGGAGCCACGTCCTCAAGATGGATCGCGCCTCGCCCGGCGACGGGCTCGCCCGGTTGCTCGCCCGCGAGGGCATGCTCGGCGTCATCGCGCAGACCGAGGCGCGCCCGGCTGGGTGCGTTTGCTCGGATGCCGACGGCTACGAATGCCTCGTGTGCGAGCGTAAGCGCGAAGGGCTCGACGCGCCGGAGCCGGAGCCGCTCGCGGTCGGGTGCTCGCGGTGCGAGACGCCCGGGCCCGGTGACGGCTCGGCGGAGTCCGCTCTCGCCGCCGGTTGGAAGGACCACGGTCACGAGGGCTATCCCGCGTGGAGTTGCCCGGCGTGCGACGCGCCACTCGCGCCGGTCGTGAGCATCAACACGCCGCTCGCGCGGGCGAACGAGGTCGCCGCGGAGATGGCCGCACCGATCGAGCGGGCGCTCTACTCGCTCGACGAGGGCGCTACCGGCGAGCGCCTCGCGGCCCGCGTAGTGCGCGCCGCGGAGCGCTGGCAGGCGGCCTTCCCGTGCCCGGAGAAGGACGAGCCGCGCCTCCGTGCGCTATGGCTCGCCGTCGAGCGGCTCATCGAGCACGACTCGGACTGATACGCGCCTCGCCGGCACGCTCCGAAGCGGCGATCAAAATCGCTCGGGTGTGCCGGCTTCGACGGCAATCCACGCTAGTATTTATCTTGCAGCGCCGCTCGCCAAACCGCGGGGCTGCAGGAGAAAGCCATCATGACCAAGATCATCAAGCTGACTGCCCGCGCTGAGCACCTCCTCCGCGAGATCGCGGCCGGGCGTAACCGGCTCTGGGCGATGGACGACGCGCCTCCCGGTTGGCTCCAGCTCGAGCGCGCCGGTCTCGCCACGCGAGTTGCCTGCACGGGCGGCCACGCGGGCAACGACCGCGCAATGCTCACCGCTAGCGGCACCGCTCTCGCGCAGGCGCTCTGAGCCCGCCCTGGCGGCGCCTCACCCGGAAACGGGTCGGGCGCCGTAGGGTGCGCCAAAGCGCCGCCTACCCCCCACGGCCGCCCGCCAAACCGCGGCCACCGAGAAAGCCAATGTCAAAAGTCATCGAGTCCGGATACCGTCCGTGCGCCTGCCGCGATTGCATGGAGACCGCCATCGGCGAGCCGGGCGCCTTCTGCCACGAGTGCGAGGACGCAGGTTGCCCGGGCGACCGTGAGTGCCTCGCGAGCGAGGCCTACGGCGGCGAGGCCGAGGACCCTGAGGACCTCACGCCGGAGCCGCTCACGGGCGCGCTCATCCGGGCGCGCTGCGCGCATGCCGGCTTCTGCCTCCTGAGCGACGGCAAGGCGGAGCCCGCGGCGATCATCGAGCGCATGCTCATCACGCTCGGCGCGCTCGATCCGGAGGCGCTCGACGCCTTCATCAGCCCGGACGCGGCACTGCTCGCGGTTCCGAACGAGGCCGCCGCCGATCACGCGCACCCGTACTGGGATAGCGCCGAGGCCCATGCCATCATCACCGCCCTCATCGCGGCGCTCAATCGAGCGGCGCCCGCGGGCTTCTTCTTCGCGAGCGAGGCCGGCGACCGGCTCGGGTTCTTCCGATGCTGATGCCGCTCGGCGAGGCCGTCGAGCTAGTGCTCACGTGCGCCGAGTGCGGCGCGCTCTCGACGGATGACGTCCGCGGCACGGATGGCTGGTCGCTCCGGCGCCGGGGGGCCTTCGGGCTACGCGACGTCTGCCCGGGCTGCGGCCCGCGGAAGTTGCCCCAGCCGCCGGCGGGTCAGCTATGAAAGCAAACGGGCGCCTCGCGTGAAGGGCTTTCCGCGAGATGCCCCCGACGGGCGGGACCTTTGGCGAGGTCCGCGCCCGTCACTTATTATCGCCATCGGCGCCGCCTCCGGCGCTCGCGACAGGTCGTCTCACGCTAGCTGAGACGGCGCTCTACTATGAAGGACCGAGACCAATGAAATCAAAATGCGATCGCTGCGGCGAAGTCGTCGAGGACATCGACGCCGGGTTCTCTCCCGGGCGTCACGAGATGCGGCATGGCCACTGCGGCGGCACCTGGCGGCCGTTCGACGATGTCGATGAGCCGCCCGATAGCGAGCGCACCATGCGCGCCGACCACGACAATGACGAGGCGAAAGACCGTCGACTCCGAGGTGACGGGTGAGCGGCTTCGCGCTCGGCACCCTCACCGTCACGCCAGCCGCGCACGCGGCGCTCCCACGCGAGGCGCTGCAAGGGTTCTTTCGCCGGCATATGAACGGTGACTTCGGCGAGCTCGACTCCCATGACGTGACCGTTAATCTCACGGCAATGGTCACGGGCGGACAGATCCTTAGCGCCTATTCACACGGCGACGTAAAGGTCTTCGTCATCACCGATCCCGACC